ATGGCGGTGTACGAAGACGCGAACGGTGTGTGGTGGGCGAAGATCGACGCGGGCTACACCAAGAGTGGCGGCCGGCGCAGGATCAAACGCAGCGTCAAGCCCAAAGGCGAGAAGGGCAAGAAGGCCGCCGAGGTCGAGGAACGCAAGCTGCTGCGCGCGAAGAACGAGGGCACGCTCACGATCAAATCCACGAAGGTCAAGGCATGGGCCGACGAGTGGCTGGAGCGGCAGGCATCACGCGTCCGGCCCAAGACGTGGCTCGGCTATCGGACCACCGTCAGCTACATCATCCCGACGATCGGTCACAAGGATCTGGATAAGCTCACTCCGGCCGATGTGCGGGCCGTTGCTGCCAAGGTCAAGGCCGATGGAGGGAACTCGACCACGGCGCGCGGCCACCAGACTGTCACCGTCAAGATGCTGCGCGATGCACTGGCCGAGGGTCACAAGGTTCCGGCCCCTGTCTTTGTGGTGGAGCTGCCGAAGATAGCGACGAACGATCGAGATGCGATCCCCGGTGACGATGGCCGCGCGCTACTCGCCACCGCAGCCCAACTCCCCGACGGATCCCGCTGGGTCGCCGCGCTGCTACAGGGCATGCGTCAGGGTGAGTGTCTGGGGCTGACGTGGCAGTGTGTCGACCTCGCACGCAACACACTCGACGTGTCTTGGCAGCTACAGGCGCTCCCCTACGCCCACGGCTGCGACCCGAAGTGTGGCCGCAAGTTCGGCGGCGATTGCCCGCAACGGTTCCTCCAGGTGCCCGATGGATACGAGTACAGGATCCTGTACGGCGCGGTCTGCCTCGTGCGCCCCAAGTCCAAGAGCGGCAAGCGCATCATCCCGCTCGTGCCCTGGATGGCCGCCGCGCTCCGAGGATGGAAGCGTGAAGCGCCGGCCTCGCCGCACGATCTCGTGTGGCCCGACGCGACAGGCGAACCGCGTGACCCCGACGACGACCGAGCCGTATGGAAGGCCCTACAGGACGCCGCGAAGGTAGCGTTACCCGAAGGCCGCCACTGGCACCTGCACGAAGCGCGGCACACCACCGCGACGCTGCTCCTGGAGGCCGACGTGGATCCCCAGACCGTCATCGCCATCATGGGACACGCGTCGATCGTCACGTCCCGCGGATACCAACACGTGCCGCAGGCATTGGCCCGGCAGGCGTTGGAGCGGGTAGCCGAGCGGTTGGGATTGCCCTCGGGTGAAACCGCCACATGACGTCGCGATCAGCTACGACACGATCCCGATGATGATGGCAATGGCGATGGCCGTGAAGACCACGATGTAGGCCCAGTCGCTCGGGAGTAGCGGGTTCTTCCCGGCCGCCTTGCGCTCCTTGCGACGCCGCGCCTTGTCGTCGGTGATCGCCTTCGTGGCGGCAGCTGTTCCGAGGTTCGCGCCATTGACCGTGCCGCCCTTGGCGATCGTGTTGATCCCGGCCGCGAACTTGCGTGCATCGTTCGACAGCTTCGGGTCAACGCGCATCGCCATCGAGTACTCGGGAGCGTCGACCAGGATGTACAGCTCGCGGTTGTCCTTCTTCTTCTGCCACGCCAGCGCGAAGACTCCGGTCAGCAGGATCCGGGACGCGGTGATCCGCTTGTCCAGGTTCCCGGCACTGTCCACCGTGGCAACGGCGCCTTCCAGCGACCCGCCCTGGCCGGCACATCGGATCGTCTTCGCATCCGTGTTCAGCGTCATCACGCCATCGAGCGTCTTCAATGGCCATTGCGCCATGGTGATCAGCTTCCTTTCAAGCAACCTGAGTAGCGGACATCCTCCGTGCGAGTCGGGGGATCACCTCGTGAGTCTCGCCATCGACCATGCATCCCAGACAACGCTCCTGACCTAACGCCATCACCTTCTGCAGAGCCGCCCGCCGCCGGAACGGCGTCAGCCTCTCTGACACCTCGACGTGTTGCAGCCCCGCAAGATAGAGAGCCGCCCGGCCCGCCGGCAGATCCGTCACGTAGACGTTGATCCCGTGCTGATCCATCCATCGATCTACAGAATGCATTCCCCTGCGCCCCATCCGACCCGAGCCCGACCCCATTGGTTAACTCCTTACCGGCAGAGGTTACGGGGCGACACGCTCCGTAGGCAATAGCAGTCAGGGTGAACGCGCGCAACACGAACGGGTGTATTCGTGGCAGGGATCACCCCGCCTCTCCCCCGTTTGCGTCATCATCGTCAACCCACAGCACCTCCGAGCGCGCCATCAACGCCTCGGCCTGCTCCACAACCTCAGACATCGTGACCCCAAGGGCAGACGCGTAGGCCCACGCCTTGTCGATGCTCAGCGTCCGAGAGTTCTGGCTCTCCATGTTCGAGGTCGTCGTCCGTGAGATCTCACCTGGCGACGTGCCAAGTCGGGTTGCCAACTCCCGGCCGCTCACGCCTAGTTCCTTCATCAGCACTGTCACAGCCAGGCGCACGTAGCGCTCGTACAACCGGTCGTCGTTCATGATCAGGAGAGTACAGATCTGGCGTACTAGATACCGGAACGGGTGACGGAATCCGCCGATCGGGTGATTAACCGATCTGGTGTTGTTCAGAACCGATCTGGGGTCTACAGTAACCATCATGGTTAACCAGACGGCAGCGCTGCTACAGGTCGTGCAAGCCGAAGTTGCCCGGTCGGGTCGGAGTCAAGCCGACTTGGCCGCCGCTTCTGGAATCAATCGCGTCACGTTAGGCCGCCGGCTCAACGGCTCGATCCCGTTCACCTGGGACCAGCTGTATGCCCTCGGCCGTGCGCTCGGAGTGACCCCACTCAGGTGGTTCGCCGAGATCGAGGCTGCACAGTCGCAGCCGTCCTAAAGGGACCCGATCCTTCACAACTCCATACAGCGCACGGACGTAGATACGGGAGCACCCACGCCATCGGGTGTTGCTACACGCCAAGTGAGGTCGGCCAGGCAGCCGAAGGAACCCACCACTGGTAGGGAACGGAATCCGAGCGCGGCACACGAGGGCCGGTATGTCCCGGATCGCTTGTGATGCAACACCAATCAGCAATGCCCCGCCCAGCCCAGTGCCGCACGGACCTCCGAGCGCGTGGATGGCTGGCCGCCGAGTTCAAGTCGGGCCGGGGCACGTATCCGCACCCAGTGGCTATGCCTGCCACGCATCGGGTGCAAGCGCTGCCAGTAGCGGCGAACGGTCATGCCGACCGAACGGGGCGCGCCATCGACGCCCACAGCGCACCGACACCAATCCCCCACCCCGACCGGAAGGACCGACCATGAAGTCAACCCCGACACCGCTCACCGTGCACGCATCAGCCTGCACCACCCGCACCTATCAATACCAGGCGCCATGGAAGTTGCGAGCGCCGATCATCGCCGTCTGCACCACCCCGAACTGCGGCGCCACTCGCCGGCTCGTTGGTCGTGATGTTCCCAAGCCGATCTCGGAGTTGGCCCAGTGAGCGCGCCGACCAAGTGGGCGGTTCTCAGCGAGAACTCCACCGGCTACCGCAGTACCAGCCTGTATGGACCGTACAGAGATCTCAGCATGGCCATCGCCCAGGCCGAGAGCTACGCGGCGGACTGGGATGGCTCGAACCCCCGCCGATACGCCGTCGTTGAACTGGTCGAGCACTACATCACGGAGAGCACCCGATGACCGCGCCGAAGCTGTTCCTCACACTCCCCGAAGCTGTTGCGGCAACGGGTATGAGTCGGGAGCAGATCAAGAAGTACATCCACACTACGAATCCGAACGATCACCTACCGGCCAAGAAGCTGGACAACGGCCGCTACCTGATCAAGGTCACCGTGTTCAACGAGTGGTTCGAGCGGCAGGCAGACGCATGAGCGCGCGAGATGACGCGCGACCGAATGCCGTCGAGCCACTAAGGCGAACGCCGCACTGCTACCGGCAGGGATCTGTCGCATCGAGCCCGACGACCCTTGTCGGGGCGGGGTCGGGTAGAGGGCTTAGCGACGACGATTCGGAGTGTGCGTTCTGCTTCACGGAGACTGGTCTCCATTCCCGGTCCTGCCCAGTCGGGAAATCCAAGGGGTCGGCATGACCACACTCCCCCGATTCTCCCACGCCGAGATCCGTTCGTTCGCAGACTGGCTGATCGACCAGGGTTGGACGTACACGGGCGACGACGCGGACGGTCACGCACTGTTCAGCTACCCGAATGGTGCGGCCTACAAGTTGCCCGAGACGCCGCGTTACTTCCCCGTCCAGCGAAACCGGGTCGCGGTCCAGAAGTTGATGGGCCACAAGGTCGACGGCAAACGTTCTGCCGCCGCTGCCCGTGATCGTCAAGCGCGTGAGGCATTGCGTGCCAGGGAATACCAGCAACACAGAGACGACGAACTGTCCCGGATCGTTGCACGCATCGACTCACGAGATGAGCGGGCACAGCAGCAGATCCGGGAAGCAGCCGACGAACTTGGTTGCCATGCCAGCGTCCGGGCCATTGATGCCCGACGCCGAGAGCTGATGTCAATCGCTGCCCTGATGGGTACGCGCATCCCTTAGGAGTTCCGTCGTGGACCAGCGCAGCAAGAACCGATGGTGGGAACACTCTCGCCCCGGTCATGAACTGACACCGGAGGGCAGTCCGCTCTCTGGCAATCAATTCTCTGGACGTACGTACGTACTTCGCGGCCACGTCATCCACCGGTGCTCATGTGGCTGGTTCGGATGGATCCACCCCTCACCCAAGGAGTTCCAGTGAACACCGTTGTTTCCGTGGTCCTCATCATCGCGGGACTGAACCTGCTACTCGTGGCCGTCCTGCTGGTCGGCTTCATCCGTCGCCCATTCTCGAAGCGCAACACGATCGGCCATGCGCTGCAACACGTTGACGATCCGGTCGACTTCTACCCGGCCGAGTTCGTTGAGGTCGACTGGGAACAGCTCGTGTTCCACAACGCCGACTTCGATGACGAGTGCGACAACCTGTACGGCAGCGAGTCATGACCACTCTCGCCGACGCCTTCATCATCCTCCCCGACGCACACGGACCAACCAGCCACCACGACCCCAGCAACATGCGCCCCGAGATCGAGGCCAGGTTGCATCGTCGTCGGCGGCTCGTGTTCGACATTCGCCTAGGCCGATCCGTTGTGCGGCCTGCATACCACCAGGAGCGTCCGTCGTGATCTTCGAATACGGATCAGCACCCCGAGGCCAGCAACCCAAGCCGCTGCCCTACTTCGTGCCCGTCGGCTACCAGCGCTACGACCTCATGACCGACTCGAACGGCAACCTGTACCTACAGGACGCCGTGACCTGGACCAGCCAGCCTGACCCGAGGGCCAAGCGCTGGGATCCGATTGGGCCGGTGGAACTGTGATGGACCTGCAAATCGGCAACGGCGTGCTGAGCTTCCCGATCCCCGCTGACCCATACTTCGTGGACGTGACCCGTTGTGACGACGGCGAGTGGCTCATCGGCATGAAGGACGTCCGGATCCACGGCACCGACGAGACGGTAGAGCGGCTGGTCTTCGAGGCCATCTGCCAGATCGTCGATGCCCACGGTCGCAACGCGGTTGAGCGCATGGTGCACGAGGCCATCGCCAAGACCTATGCGCGGCAGGCGGTGGCATCGTGACCGCCGCAGAAGTAGACCCATTGCACCCTTGCCCTGAATCCGTGTCGGTCGTCTCCGGTCACCGTGAGGACTGGCTGGCGAAGCGCTCCACTGGCATCGGCGGCTCCGACGTGTCGGCGATCCTGGGCATGAACAAGTACTCCAGCCCCCGCGACATCTGGCTGTCGAAGACTGGGCAGGGCAAGGACGCTCACTCGTGGCCGATCATGCGGGGCAACGCACTGGAGCGCCCACTGCTGGATTGGTTCGCCGAGCAGACGGGCCGGGCGGTTGCGTCTCTACCCATGCAGAGGAACGTCGAGCGGCCTTGGATGCTCGGGTCGACTGATGGGATCTCCGGCGACGGGATCCTGGAAGCGAAGACGGCGAGCTACTGGGTGGGACGGCATGACTGGGCCGACGGCATCGCGGACCACGCCGAGATTCAGATCCAGTGGTACATGGCCGTTACCGGTCTCACTCATGGCTGGGTGATTGCGGCCCTGGGCGATGACGATCCGGTGATCAAGCCTGTGCAGCGCGACCAGAAGCTGATCGATGTGCTGATCGATGCGGCCGAAACCTTCTGGGTGCACAACGTTCTCGGCGAGGTCGAGCCTGAGCTGACGTGGCTGGATCGCGGCACCGTCGCCGACGAGTACCCGACCGTTGAGCGTCACCGGGTGGACGGCTCGGCCGAGGTGGACGTGCAGATCACCACCCGTCAGTGGGCGGCCGACGAGATCAAGCGGGTCACGAAGATCAAGGACGCCGCCGAGGCCGAGATCATCCAAGCCTTGGGCGACGGCGACCACCTTGTGATCGACGGCCAGGTCGCCGCCACCCGCAAGGCGCGGAGCACCACCAGGTTCGACCGTTCCGCCGCCGAGGCTGACGGCCTGGACCTCACCCCGTACATGAACACCACCGAATCCCGCGTGCTCCGCATCCCCGCGAAGCGCGCCCCCTGGAAGGAAATCTGATGGGCTGCGACATTCACCTGTACACCGAAGTGCAGAGCGACGATGGAACCTGGCGCACCACAACCGAACCAGTGGTCGCGGACGCTGGGACGGAGGACGAATACACCAGCCTGGAAGCTACGTTCCGCGGGCGAAACTACGACCTGTTCGCCATCTTGGCTGGCGTTCGAAATGGCCGCGGCTTCGCCGGTACCGATCTCGGGGACCCGACCGTGCCGATCTCCGAACCCCGCGGGATTGCCGACGATGCATCCGAGCAATACCGCGCCGAGTCGGACCGGTGGGGCGTCGACGGCCACTCGCACAGTTACTTCACCCTGACGGAGTTGCTGCGGCACACCTGGACCGAATCGACTACAACGCACCGGATGTGGGTGCGACGCAAGAAAACCGCGTCCGCGATGAGCCAGTACCTACTCAGTCAGGGACTCGATGACCCTGACAAATTCGCGGCCCGGATGCAGGAGATCTTTCAGTCCACCGGGGAAGACGGATACCGCTATCTGGAGAACTGGGAGGCCGAGGGTTGCGGTCGCTCCAGTGAAGGCCAGGGTGCATCTGGCTGGCGCACGATTCAGTGGACGACCAATCACCTTGAGTCGGCCGGTTCGAGTTGGTCGAAGTTCCTGGTGTCCCTGTGCTCGCTGGCTGCGACCTACGGACTGACCAACGACCAGGTCCGCATCTCCTTCTTCTTCGACAACTGAGAGGCACCACTATGGCATCGAATCTCGCAGCCCGCGCCGCCGAACAGGTCGAGCAGCAGACTGCACCGAACCGTCCGCCGACGATCAAGGAACAGATCGGCCGGATGGAATCGCAGTTCGCGCTGGCTATGCCTCGCGGCTCGGAGGCGGCGCAGCTGGTGCGTGACGCGATCACCGCGATCAACACCAACCCTCAGCTTGCCGAGTGCACGCCGGCTTCGGTGCTCGGGGCTTTGATGACGTGCGCGCAATTAGGGCTACGCCCAGGCGTTCTGGGTCACGCCTGGGTCCTGCCGTTCCGGTCCAAGGGCGTGATGCAGGCGCAGCTGGTGATCGGCTATCAGGGCCTCGTTGAGTTGGCCCACCGCACCGGTCAGGTCGCATCCTTGATCGCCCGGGAGGTCCACGAGCGCGACCACTTCGACGTGGACTACGGCCTCGCAGACTCGTTGATCCACAAGCCTTTGCTCAACGGCGACCGCGGTCCCGTCACCGGGTACTACGCCATCGTCAAGTTTAAGGGTGGCGGCCACTCGTTCATCTACGCCAGCAAGGCCGACGTCGAGGCGCACCGCGACAAGTTCTCCAAGATGAAGAGCTTCGGTCCGTGGGTCGACAACTTCGACAGCATGGCCTTGAAGACGGTCGTGCGGATGCTGGCCAAGTGGATGCCCAAGTCCACCGAGTTCGCCAACGCAATCAGCGCCGACGAGGGCGTGCGGGTCGACTACTCCCCCACCGCCGACGTCGCGCAGGCAACCGAGTATGTGCAGCCGCAGCTGGAAGAGGCACCGGTCGAGGGCGTCGTCGTCTCCGAGGGTGGCGAGTCCTGATGGCCGATAACGTCGAACCCCCCAAGATCACCCACCTGGGGATGCAGCGTGGCGTGTGGCCCGTGCAGGTGTTCACCAGTTCCCTCTATGCCGCCAACTGGGCGGCCGATGCCAATGCAGGAGTGCAGACCCGCTACATCTGGCCAGTCCTCAGTGTCGAATTGGGCAAGCGCCAGAAGGCCGAGCATGTACCGGCCCGCACCGTGTTGGTCGACTACGACGATTACGCAAACCTGATCGCCGAGCCCGACACGGACGCCGACCAGTGAACACCCGTCAGTACCAACACCTCTGCCGCCGAGCCGAACGCGAGGGCTACGACGGCGACATTGCCGACCTGATCTACGAGGACCACGAGCGCGCACAGGATCAGCGGCGCGCGGAACGTGAGCGCGGCAAGGCATACGACTACGAACAGGAGAAGGTGTCATGAGCACACCCATCAAGTTCGAGGACATCCGAGTCGGGGACCGGGTGCGCGGGATCGACCATCACGACAACGGGACCACGGTCACGGTTGAGTGTGTGGTCACAGACCTGGACGACAACTGGTTCACGGACGGCGGGAACTTCGAGTCTTTCCGGGCACCGAAGACAACTCCTGGGGTTCGTCGGACGTTCGAGCTGATCGAGCGCCCAAAGCCGGAGTTCAAGCCGGGCCAGATCTGGCGGCACCGTGTCAGCGGCAACAGGTACCTGATCCTAGAGATCGGCAACAGTGACCCGCTGGCCTGGGGCATCGACTCCCGCATCCTGATTGCCTACCACGACTTCGACAACCACCTGACCTACGTCGGCGAGGCTGAGATCACGGTGAAGCAGCCATGACTGACTACTACATCTCCCGCGACCAGGAGTGCATCGTCGTGGAGCTGGAGGACACCTGCAACCACCGCGATGCCGGCGTCTCCCTCACCACCACCGAGTGGGAAGCATTCGTCGCAGAAGGTGACGCGATCCGGGATGCGATCGAGTCCGGGGCTGACGATCCGGACGTGCTGGGCGATCTGATCCGGGACGGTGCGTGATGAGCATCGATCCTAGTGACGTCCACCAGCGCGTCGATGCCGAAGTGACCGCGATCGAGTACGCGGTTTGGCTGCCTGGCTTCGGTCAAGTAGTCCGGGGTGTCGATGAGTCCCGAGCGCGGGAAGTCGTTGATGCACACCGGGCCGAAGGTCGCTACTGCACCGTGACGTTCCGCAAGCGTCGGACGCAGTGGACCGCATGGTCGGACTCGTACAACCCGTCCGAGATCGCGTGGACCACCTGGACAGGTGATCCCGAATGACCTGCTGCATATGCCATTCCCCAGCCCACACCGTCTACGCCGAGGGTCCGGAGATCGCAGGGTTTTGCGCCATCTGCGATCGGATCGGCGCTGAAGATCAGGAGGAATTGTGAACACCCGACTCTTGCATGACATGATTTACATGCAGTGCCCCGCTTGCGATTTCCTGCACGGCGTCAGGATCATCGGTCAGGGCGCCTGGGACTGGGACTGCAACAGGGATGCGCCGACCATCTCCCCGTCGATCCTGGTTCAGGGTGGCGCTGAGAACATCCGCTGCCACTCATTCCTCAAGGCTGGGCGCTGGGAGTTCCTGTCCGACTGCACTCATGCGTTCGCCGGGCAAACCGTCGACATGGTGCCACTTCCCCCCGTGCGATGGTACGGCGCCGGGGATGACGAGGACGAGACATGAGCGACCTAATGAACTTCATCCCCACCGTGCCTGTAGGCAGCGGCGTCTCGGTCGATGTCATCTTGGAGATCCGGCGCGTCACATTCCTTGAAGCGGCGGCGCTACTGGATACCGAAGCGCCCGAGCACTTTGGGAGCTACTGGGGATGGCGTGCCGCTGCCGACCGTCTGCGCCTCGCTGCTGAGGAGGACTGATGAGCGCCCCCATGGAGTCCGCCCGCTCGGTCTACCTGGGTGGCCTGGCGCTGCTGCTGATCATCGTGGCGGCTGCGGTCATCTGCGGGGTGCTTCGATGAGCGAGTGCGAGTGCTTCCCGGTCGAGAACCCTTGGACCTACTACGGAATCGTGGAGCCGGGTGGGGCAATGGATCCGAACCCCGACTGTCCGGTTCACTTCCCCGCGAACGAGAAGGGGCCGACGCTGCGGGAGCGGTACCTACGAGCCACCCTGACTACCCGCTCGGCCGTCGTGAAGATGTACGGCAAATGGTGGTACGGATGCGATTTCAACCATCGGCCTGGCCTCGTCGATGAGCAGTTCCCCACCCACGCCGAAGCTCTTGCCGCTGCCAACCAGCACGCCTTGAAGCACGTGATGCAGGACTATCGCCCCTGCTGCTGGTGCTCACGATGCCAGGACGTGGAGATCCAACGGGAGCTTGCTGCCGGTCGATTCCCCGCCCGCTTCATGATCGTGTGTCCCGACTGCGGCAACAAGCGTTGCCCCCGAGCCACTTTCCACGAGCACACATGCACCGGATCCAACGATCCGGGCCAGGAAGGAAGTCGGTACTGATGACCATCAGCTTGGCCGCACTGGAGGCGGCAGACAAGGCAGCAACCGAGAGGCCGTGGCGCGCCGACGACGAGCACGGACTCATCCCCGGCGCGACCCCGGCTTGGTGCGTATCGCTGGACGATGGCTCCGAAGGGTACGTCCGGGACATTGCCTACACCACGGGCATTCACGAGCAGACCGACGCCGAGCTTATAGCCCTCTACCGCAACGCCACACCGCAACTGGCGCAGGCGCTTCGGGCGGTGCTGGCGCTGGCGGACAAGTGGGACCAGGAGTCCAAGCGGCAGGCAATCATGCGCGGTCTGGGCAACACCTGGCGGTCCGAAGATCTTGACGAGTGCTCACGTCTTGTCAGACAGGCCATCGCCGACGCAGGGGTGGAGCCGTGACCGAGCACGAACCCATCGATCTCCTTGGCGCTCTGGCACGCAGCATCGAAGCCACACGGGTGCAACGTCGCATCAACCGACTGCCCCGAGCGTGCGAGCTCTGCCGCCGGTACGAGCCCGACCACGAGGCGACGTGTCCAGTTCGGCTGGCGCAACAACTCGAACGCATCAACCCATCGCTCGCGGCTGACATTGCCGCCGACAGAACGGAACACGACCATGCCTAGGAATAACAGCAAGGAACGCAAGGACCGCCGACGTCAGGTAGTGGCGCTGAACCAGGCGCAACTGGTCGAGGTCTTCAAGTGCTGCGACGACAAGACGATCCTGACGTTCGCCGAGCATCAGAAGCGGGCGCACGGAACGGTTGGCGCCGAGGCCACATCATGACCCGCCTCGTCCCCGCCATCCTCATCCTCTGGGCCGTGTCGGTGCTGGTGCTGCTGCCCCGCCTGGTGTCTGACGTCCGGGCGGTGTGGGCATGAGCCGGCTAGTGAGCGGCGGCCCGTGGACGGCAAGGAGTCAGCTGGTCGATGTCCTGCGCCGGATCACAGACGATGCGCAATCCGATGCGCTGGTCGATGCTTTCGAGGCAGAGATTCACGCCGCCATCCTGCGGGCCGCCAGTCAAAGAGCCTTCGCAGCAGCCGCTGCCGCCGCTGATCGCCTGCGGGCTGGGGAAGGAGACCAGTGATCACGGTGACCGACATTTTCGCAGGCGCCGGCGGGTCGAGCTCCGGCGCAGTGCAGGTGCCGGGCGTCCATGTCGCCCTGGCAGCGAATCACTGGCAGCTGGCCGTGGACGTCCACAACTCCAACCACCCGACGACCGAGCACGCCTGCGTCGACCTGCACATGGAGGACCCCCGGAACTTCCCGAAGACCGACATCCTGTGGGCATCTCCGGAGTGCACCAAGTGGTCGATCGCCAACAGCAAGGCGACCGCGCTCAGTGTGGAGATGGGCGGCGACCCCAGCCTTTTCGATGACGTGCCGGACGAGCTGATCAGCACCGACGAGGACGAGATCAGTCGTTCCCGGCTGCTGATGTTTGACGTCCTCCGGTTCATCGAGTACCACCGCTACCGGGCCGTCGTTGTGGAGAACGTCGTGGACATTGCCACCCAACCGAAGTACGGCACCGCCTGGGAGTCGTGGAAGCGTGGCCTGCACAACCTGGGCTACCAGTTCCGGATCGTGTCCCTCAACTCCATGCACGCCGGGGCGATGGGCAGGCCAGCACCGCAGTCCCGGGACCGCCTGTACATCATCGCCGTCCCCGTCGGCGAGAAGTTCCCCGACGTCGACTCGATCCTCCGACCACGGGCCTACTGCGGGCGCTGCGACAAGATCGTGGAGACCAGCCAGTCCTGGAAGAACGGGAAGACGGTCGGCCGGTACCGGGCGCAGTACGTGTACGTGTGCACCGGCTGCTGGAAGGCTGTCGAACCGGCATGGCTGCCCGCGTCGACGGCGATCGACTGGTCCATCCAAGGCCAGCGGATCGGTGACCGCACGAAGCCGCTGTCTCCCAAGACCATGGCGCGCATCCGCGAAGGGCTCAGGAGGTACGGGCACGAGTTCCTGACAATCCACCGCGGCGACCGGACACCAGGTGTGGCCGACAACCGGGTCATGGCAACCACCGACGCGCTCCCCGCACTGACTGCGTCCGGGAACTTCCTCGGCCTGGCGGTGCCCGTCGAAGGCAGAGACGGCAAGGAGGCCCGGCCGATCAACAAGCCGCTTCGCACCATGACCACCCGCAATGAGACGGGCATCCTGACGATGCTGCGGGGCACCAACTCCCCGAAGCTCACGAACGAACCGCTGGACACCATGGCGGCTTCCGGGAATCACCACGGACTCCTGGTGCCCTACTACTCGTCGTCGGACACCGGCCGACCAACGAGCGATCCGATCGGCACGCTCACCACCCGCGACCGATACGCGCTACTAATGCGGAACAACTCGAGCAAGGGCGACGGGGCCGAGATGGTCACCCCGTCTCACGAGCCGATGCGAACCCTCACCACCCACGGCCATCAGTCCGTCCTGGAACCCGCCACGATCGATCCGGAGGACTGCTCGTTCCGGATGCTCGAACCACACGAGATCGCCGCCGGCATGAGCTTCCCAGCCGACTACCGGTGGGTCGGGTCGAAGCGGGACCGGGTCCGGATGGCCGGGAACGCTGTCACTCCCCCGGCTGCACGGGATCTCGTCGCGGTCGTAGCCGAATCGCTGGGGGGTGCGGCATGACCTGCATCTGCGGCCATGACGCCGCTGACCACCAGCTCGTGCCTGTGAGCGACAAGGCGTACGAGATCCACGAATGCGACCTGTGCCCGTGTCCTGGCTACTGCGCCGACGAGGCACTAGCGGCGGTAGAAGCGATGGGAGACAAGGAATGAGCCCGAAGCGAATCCAGATGTCCCGCCAGCATCCGTGGCGGGCTGACAACCCCGACGCGGTAATCGTCAGCCGGCCGTCGAAGTGGGGCAATCCGTTTCGGGTGATGCGGGCTGACTGTAGCGCCGGCGGTAGGTGCTGGGCCGTTGCTCTCGGGGCGATGGTCGTTTACCAACACCCAAGCAGTCTGTCGCTTGCCCGCGAGATGGCCGTTGAGTTCTTCAAGTCGTGGATGGCAGAAGACGACCACCATGACCTCGCGGACCCATCTCCACTGGCTGGTAAGGACTTGGCCTGCTGGTGCCCGCTCGATCAGCCGTGCCATGCAGATGTGCTGCTGGAACTGGCGAACGGCGGTGCCTCGTGACCACCATCCTCGCTTGCCTCGCCACCACCACAGCCCTCCTGCTGCTCCTGTGGCACACGGGCTGGATCTTCGAAGTCCTCGGGCGGATACCCGGGGCTGATGTCAGGGAGCGCAAGTGAACCCGTACCTGCCCCCAATCCGTGAGGATCCCCAGCCCGACGACGCCTTGTGTCGCAAGGTGGGCCACCCAGACGACTGGTTCCCGACCAGGATCCGGGACGCCGCCGAGCCGATCAAGGCTTGCTGGAGATGCCCGCTGATCAAGGGGTGCGCAGCTGCCGCTCTCGACACCATGCAGCGACACGGGGTGTGGGCCGGGGTGCTGCTCAATGACGCCGACATTCAGACGTCCCGTGACCAACTCAGGGAGATCTTGAAATGACATCACCACACGGCAGTTCCAGTGCCTACTTCATCGACCGTTGCAGGTGTGACGTGTGCAAGCTGGCACAGTTCCGGCGAGCCAAGACCTGGCGTCGGAAGCGCCACCTTGACCCGATGGTGGACGCGGCCCCAGCATACGAACGGCTCCGGGAATGGGAGGCGGAAGGCTTTGCGCTCCGACCGGTCGCCGCGTACTCGGGGCTTAAGCGGGTTGCCCACGACCAGAAGCACATCCACCGGTCGTTGTCCGAACGGATCCTTGCCGTCACCCGAGCCGAGCTGCTGGCCAACCTGCCCGACGGTGCCCGCGTCCCGAATATAGGCAGCCATAGGCGGGTCAAGGCTCTGGTCGCTCTCGGGCACACTCACGAGTCGCTTGGCGTCACCGCGAAGAATGCCAGCAGCAGTCGATCCAACCGCGTGACAGCCGCCGTGCACCGCCAGGTCGCGGCACTCTACGACCAACTGGCCATGACTCCCGGCACGTCTGAGCGGGGCAAGAAACTGGGCAAGCACCTACCGCCGCCCCTCGCCTGGGATGACGACGCGATCGATGACCCCGAAGCCACCGCCGCGCAATGGATCCGTACGGCTGGCACCGACCTCCGTGACGAGCTCACCGAGCGTCGCGAGGCCATCGCCAAGCTCACCAAGGCTGGACTGTCCGCCGCCGAGATCGCAGACCGTTTGCAACTCGCGCCGCGGACCATCGAACGCCACCGCAAGATCGCATCCTGAAAGGAACCAACATGGCACTCCCCTACATCACAATCCAAGGCAATATCGTCCGCGATCCGGAGCTGAGATTCACCGCATCCGGTAAGGCTGTCGCATCCATCACCGTCGCCGCGAACGAGCGCTACAAGGACAAGGCTGGCGAGTGGCAGGACGGCTCGTCACTGTTCCTCGACGCCTCCATCTGGGGTCCGGAAGGTGAAGAGGTAGCCAACCTACTGCACCGTGGCTCGAAGGTCACCGTCACCGGGAAGCTGCACACCCGCTCATGGGAGACGAAGGACGGCACCAAGGCGTCGAAGGTCGAGTTGAAGGACGCGACGGTCGCTGAGGTCATCCAGGCGCCCAAGGACTCGGCTGGTGGGCAGCGGCCGGCGGATCCATGGGAGCAGGTCCCGGCGGCTGTTCCCGGTGACGATTCCCCGCCTTTCTGACCGGAATTCGGTAACAGGATGGTAACAACGGAGAGGTTTTTGGACTGAAATGGCGCTCCCCTGGGTCCGTTTGGACACCCAAATTTCGTCCAATCCGAAGGTCCTCATGCTGCTCGCCGACAGTCACCAGCAGGCCGTGTGCGTCTACCTATTCAGCCTCGGCTACTCGGGCGCACATGGCACGGACGGCTTCATCCCCAAGCTCGCACTCCCGATGATCCACGGCAGCATGGCCGACGCGAAACGCCTTGTCGGCGTGGGCTTATGGTCCAGCGCTGGTGGAGGGTGGGACATCAACGGCTGGACAGAATTTCAGCCGACGAGCGACGAGAACGCCGAGCGGAAACGCAAGGCCAAGCTGGCCGCCCACAAGCGCTGGCACCCGGACGAGCCGTTCACCGAGTGATGCTCAGCATGCTCCGAGCATATGCGCCAAGCATTGCTCCGAGCATATGCACGTACGGACGTACGTACGGACGAACTTACTTAGAGAGTTCTCACCTTGAGAGGAAAATCTTCTGTTGAGTAACGCGCACGCGAACGAGGAACAGAGTTATCCACAATTTGGGGACAAGCCAGGCGCTACGCGCACTGGCAGGTCCAGGAAGTCCGCGAAGGCTGCGGGGTCACGGTTCGAGAGGTCCATCGCCGACTGGTTGGCAGCGAACGTAGACGACCGCATCGACCGGCGACCGCGAAACGGCGCAAAGGACAGGGGCGACATCGGTGGCGTGAGACTTTCGCCCGCCCTTGGTGGTGGCCGTGTGGTCCTGGAGTGCAAAGACGTCGCCAAGCTCTCGTTGGGCACTTGGTACTCGGAAGCATTGACGGAGATGGGCAACGACGACGCTGTGGTGGCCGCTGTGGTTCATAAGCGGGTCGGCAAGGGCAATCCCGCCGACCAGTGGGTCACGATGAGCCTGGGCGATCTGAGGGCGTTGCTGATCGGCGAGCGGGTGGAGTCGTGAGCCGCTACTCCCGACGTCTCAACGGCGGCTGGAACCCACGAGCCAAGGGCCACCAACGCAACTACCGACGATGCAACTGCCCCGAGTTCTGCCAGTGGGTCGACCGGATCGAACGAATCTACGTGATGCACGCCCAGTACCACGCCAAGACCAAACACCGCAGGAGGAACCGATGAGCACCTTCCTTACCGTTCTCGGGATCATCATCGTCGTCGCTCTAGGGTTGGGATCACTGGCGCTGCCGCTTGTCGCATGGTTCTCCTACAGCGACATCAAAGAGTCCGAGAAGATCGGATACCCGACCATCTCGGACAAGCAACGTTGGTTCTCGAAGCACCGAATCTCGCTGACCGTACAGGTCTTCATAGTGATCCCCTTGCTTGCGACTGGCGTGGTTGCGATCGGTCTGGGCGCCGAGGGAAACGCAGCGCACTGTGGCCAAGGAACCCGGTACGTGGAAGCGACTACCACTAGCTCGGGCGTGATCATGGTCGGCTCGACCGTTGTCCCGACCTCATCGTCGGATACCGACTGGTGGTGTGTTGCCGAATGACCACCCTCACGCCAGCCGAAGAAGCCTGGGTCGAGCAACTAGCCGGCGCCGATGCCCTGATCGAGTTCGGGCGCTGGTTGAACATCCGCAAACTCACCGACGGCATCTGCACCGAGGCTGCTGAGCGGCTTATTGAGCTACTGGAGGAAGAGAGATGAGCACCGTCTATCGATACGCCGATGGGTCGGAAGGGTTGACACCGCCACCTCAATCTGTTTGCTACGACCACGACTGGGTGACCATCGGTGCCCCGTTCCTGTTCCTCTCGGAACTCGGCTTCGTGGAGTGCGCAACATGTGGCCTGCGTGGCTTCCGGCGCAGCTACTTGGAGGCATCGTCATGAACCTGCCCCTGCGCATCTGCCTCATCGCCGCAGCAGGTATCGGCGCGCTGATCGGTCTGTCCAATGCGATCGCTCGGACGGCTTGGATGTACGAGGGTGGGCTACTGGGGCTGCCTGATGCGCCTGACATTGAGCCGCAGACCGACTGGACCGATAGCAGCGGGTATGACGCAACCTGGGCGCCGACGCATCTGTTCGGAGGTTCGAGATGAGCACCCCGGCGCAACCCGACTGGCACGACGGCCATCAGGTGATCAAGCACCTACGCACCCGGTGCGCGACTTGCGGCGAGCAGATCGACGTGCCAATTGTCCGCAGCACCAGCCGTATCGGAGGCGCGCTCGTTATCAGCATGGGATCCGACACGTACGACTACGAAGCGCATCAGCTGACACATGAGGTACATCCATGAGGGCCGCACTCATCGGCCTACTCGCCATCGTCTACACCCTGTACCGCAACCCGCTACTCGCCCACCGAGCAACCGTCACCTACCTGCAATGGAGAGGCCGCCGATGAGTGACCAGATACAGGAATTCACCAGGTGTGTCCGAGGATGCACGATGCGCTGCAAGTCCTTCGACTGCAAGGAAGCCGGCGCGCACGATCACGAGCCAATCCCCCGACAGTCCGAGGTTGGCCTACTATGCGCCATCTGTGCTCGCAGGATCTTGGAAGCGCTAGCCGACATCGAGCTGATGTATCCCGAACTGAGCATCTACGCCCAGCAACAAGGCCAGCAGCAAGAGGGCAAGCGGGGCAAGCTCTCCGGATCCCCCGCGCTGATCCGGCTGGACGTGCTCGCGATGCTGGACTTCAACGCCAACCCCGGCGATGGCGTCCGGTCCATCATGGGCACACTCGCCTCATGGGCCGACTGCGTGCGTGACGACCTGGGACTCGTTACGTCAGGCTCGCCCATCGACATCCTGCGCACCTGGCACGCGCGCATCTGCGCACTGCCCTGGATCGATGACTACTGGGACGAGGTGACCGAACTGGCGGGCATGCTACGACGCGCCACCAATCAACCCAAGCCCATCGGCAGATGCTTCGGTCGCGCCACCAACAAGGGCTGCGGACGGAGACTCTACGAACCCGTGCCACCAGAAACCGCCATCGTCTGCCCAGATGAGAACTGCGGCAGGCGATACGACGGCGCCGAGCTGGTCAAGCTCCAGATCCAAGGAGAGAGGGATCGGGTTGGTAGCCGTATCGCGTAGGGCATGGCGGCCCACCATCACCGAAGCGGCACGGTTCTACGACGTGCCCGTGCACAGGGTGGACAAGTGGCTACAGCGCGGCAAGGTGCACCGCAATGAGGATGGCACCGTGAACGTGAGGTGCCTTGGGTTATGGCTGATCCGCCACACGCTTGACGACTACGTTGCGGATCACGCTGAGGTGTGTCAGACTTTGACCTGACCCCGTATACCCATTTGCTCCCCGTCGTCCGACAGGGCTGGCGGGGTTTTTGCTTCCCCGGCCCGCCACGTCAGCACATCTCACACGAGGCGTGAGCTGTGGCCGGGGACTTAGCACCACGCATACGTCGGGCTACCGCGGGCCAATGAGTGGCTAGGCGGCTAGGTCGTGCGCTAGGAATACGCACCCAAGGACGAGCGTGGAACCCTGCACCGTGCGCACGGTGCGGACAACTTCATAGCGCGAGCCGATCGCCAGGACCATGCACGGACTGGCGATCGGCTCGGCACAACGGAGGACGTCGTGAGTCGCTGGCACGCATGCTCAGCCGACGACTGCGACCAGTTGGCCTACGACTACGACGAGTGCGACGACTGCCGAGAAGCACGCGGACAGGATCGGCGCACCAAGCGACACGAGACACGCGATGAGTTGGACGAGTAGCGACCGACGATCGAGACTGCCGAGCAACTGGCCGTCACTCGTCAAAGCCGTGAAGACTCGAGCCGGCGGACAATGCCAAGCCATCGACCACGGCATACGTTGCACCGTCAAGGGTTCCGACTGCGACCACATCATCCCCGGCGACGACCACAGCATGAGCAACCTGCAATGGCTCTGCCGCGACCACCACAAGATCAAGACCGCGAAGGAATCCCGCGCCGCTCGAGCGCGACTCCGACGCGAACGGTATCGACCATCGCCGAAGCATCCCGGCCTAAGCTGACCCCCTGGGGGGAGGCCCCGGGTCGGCCCGATAAGAGTACCGCGGGAGCTAGCAAGCCTGGTCCGACGAACGACCCTCGGGCATTTCAGACCCTTTTTTCGTGATCCATCCGGCTCGCCCAGGCGGTGAGTGTCGCCCCAGGAGGGCACCGTGAACGACTCCCCCGATCGCTTGAGCGCCACGGCATTGAGCCTCTGGTCTGCAACAACGGCCAAGTATGAGCTGCGTACAGATGAGTTGGCCGTGCTCGAGGCGGCTTGTCGTGAGATGACGCTGATCGAGCGGATGGACGCGATCCTGGCCGAGGCGGAGCCGGTGGTGAAGGGTTCCATGGGGCAGCCGGTTGTGAATCCGTTGATCGGCGAGATTCGTCAGCACCGTTCGACGATGAACACTCTGCTGCGTTCGTTGAAGCTGCCGGATGATGGCGGGTCGGTGAATCAGCAGCGGTCCGCCGGCCAGTCCTCTTGGGCTGCTCGGGCTCGTGGCGCGTAGTCGGTCGGCTGCATCTGAGGCTGATGAGTCGCCGGAGATCATCGCCTGGTACCGCGACCTTCTGGATAACGCTGCGCCGCCGACGGATCTCGCCTGGGAGCCGGTGAAGGTCGGTCCGACGTGGCAGTGGGACAACGGCTGGGTGCTGCCCGAACTGACTCTCGGCTGGGATGTCCTGGCCTGGTGTGGTCAGTATCTCCGGGCGAAGCGTGGTGGGCCGTGGACGTTCACGGCTGAGCAGGCGCGGTTCATCCTGTGGTTCTACGCGCTCGAGGAATCGGGCGAGTTCGCCTGCCACTCGGCAGTGTTGCAGCGATTGAAGGGCTGGGGCAAGGATCCGGTCGCTGCCTGTCTGGCGATGGCGTCGATGCTGGGTCCAGTGACGTTCGATCACTGGGACGGTGATCGTCCGGTCGGCCGCGATGAGCCGGCGGCGTGGATCCAGCTGGTGGCCGTGTCGCAGGAGCAGACGCAGAACACGATGAAGCTGTTCCCTGGTCTTGTGCCGGCTGAGACGCGGCTTCGGTTCGGTGTGCAGATCTCGAAGACCAACGTCTGGGCGTTGGGCGATGAGCGGCAGATTCAGGCTGTTACGTCGTCGCCGCTTGCGATCGAGGGTGGTCGGCCCACGCTGATCGTGCGGAACGAAACGCAGAACTGGAACACGTCGAACGACGGGTTCACGATGGCTGGTGCGATCGAGGGTAACGCTGCGAAGTCTGAGGATGGTGCGGCGCGGATCTTGGATATCTGCAACGCCTATCGTCCCGGTGAGGAATCGGTCGGGCGGCAGGTTCGCGAGGCGTGGGAGGCGACACAGGGCGACGCAGACGCTGAGGATGAGCAGGACCGGCCGCGAGCCGCGTCGGTGGGCGTCATGTATGACTCGCTCGAGGCTCCCCCGGAAGCGCCACTGACGGCTGAGGATGCGCCGGCTGTGGTTGAGTCGATCCGCGGTGATGCGGTGTGGCTTAACACGAAGCGGATCGTCAAGTCGATCCTGAACTTGTCGAACCCACCTTCGGAGTCTCGTCGCAAGTGGTACAACCAGATCACGGCGGCCGAGGATTCTTGGGCGACGCCGCAGCAGTGGCAGATCATGGCCGCGCCCCGGGTCGAGGTTTCCGAGGATGACGAGATCGGGCTGTTCTTCGACGGTTCCAAGTCGGACGATGCAACCGGCCTGATCGGGTGTCGGATGTCTGACGGGCATCGGATGACGCTGGGTATGTGGCAGCGTCCGCCTGGTGTCCGCGGCAAGGGCTGGTTGGTTCCGCGCGATCGGGTCGATGAGCGCGTGCAGGACATCATGAACCGGTACAAGGTGGTTGCGTTCTTCGGTGATCCGTCGCATACCCGCGATGACGAGACGCAGGAACGGTACTGGGATGGCCTGTTCGATGAGTGGCACCGCCGCTACAAGGACCAGTTGAAGATCTGGGCGACGCCGGGACGTGAGGGTCACGCAGTGATGTGGGACATGTCGAACGTGAAGCGGGTCCGGGAGTTCACGGATGCGGCCGGCAGGACGCTCGAGGACATCGAGGAATCGGAGCGTCGCGCTCAGCAGAATCCGCCCTTGCTGCCGGTGTTCACGCACGATGGCGATGCACGGTTGGCGTTGCATGTCCGGAATGCCAGGCGTGCTCCGAACAACTTCGGCGTCTCGATCATGAAGCGCCACAGGGAGTCTCCCGACAAGATCGACCTGGCGGTTTGCATGATTGGCGCGGGCATGGTCCGGCGCATGTACTTGAACAACCGCAAGTCGGAACGAGAACGTACCGGAGAAGCCTACTTCCGGCCGAGATGGTAAAGGGGGTAGGCAATGGGCTTGAGTCAGTCTGCGGCGCTTGACGCTGTGCGCAACATTATGCAGTCCGCTCGAGCCGCTGAACTCCCCCGGCTCGAGCGGATCCATGCTGCGATGCAGCCGATCGGGCCACTCCGGAAGTCTCAGGTTGAGGTTCCGATAGATGCGCCGAACGTGATGCGACGTCTCGCAGAGAAGGCCGACACGAACCTGTTGCCGCTGGTGGTGAAGACCTTCTCGCAGGTGTTGAAGATCGACGGCTACTACACCGCCTCGTCTCCGGATCGCTCCACTGCATGGAACTACTTCCAGCGCAACCGGATGAATGCCGGACAGACCGGGATCCATCGCTCGGCGCTGCAATACGGCGCGTCGTATGCGACGGTCCTGCCTGGCAGTCAGGGGCCAGTGTCGAAGGGCTACTCGCCGCGTCAGATGACTGCGGTCTATTCGGATCCGACGTGGGACGAGTGGCCGATGCTGGCACTCGACATCGACGGTCAGATGCTCCGCCTGTTCGACGAAGAGAAGGTCTACTACATCGGCGCGCAGAACCCTGTGCGCGGTACGTTCCAGGACGACTCCGTACTGGGCGCATCCGCGAATCAGTTCCACTACATCGAGTCCAGGAGTCACGACGCCGGGATCTGCCCGGTTGTTCGGTGGCGGGATCGGATGTTGCTGGACGGTGAAGAGCAGTTCGGCATCGTTGAGCCGCTGATGACTGTGCAAGCGCGGATCAACGAAACCGTGTTCGGGCAGCTTGTCGCCCAGTTCTTCGCTGCGTTCAAGCAGAAGTATGTGCTGGGTTGGATTCCGAAGTCTGAGGCCGAAGAGCTTCGGATGGGCGCCTCCGACATCTGGTACTTCGCGGACGGCAAGTCGGAGGGCATGGAGGTTGGGTCGCTTCCGGAGACGGACCTGACCCGATACATCTCCGCGAAAGAGTCGGCCATGTTGGACATGGCCGCTCAGGGTCAGTTGCCCGCGCAGAACTTGGGGATCCCGGCGCTGTCGAACATCTCAGCTGAGACCCTTGCCGCCCTTGAGGCTGGCAAGGAGCGCGAGGCGGACGAGATCGGGACCAGCTTGGGTGAGTCTTGGGAGCAGTGGTTCCGTCTCTGCTCGCACTTGGATGGCCAGGCCGAGGCTGCCGCGGATTACACGTCCGAGGTCCGCTGGAAGGACGCCACCGCCCGTTCGTTCGCCCAGACTGTCGATGGTCTCGGAAAGTTGGCGCAGATGCTTGGCCTGCCGTCGGAGATCCTGTGGGAGAAGGTTCCGACCCTCACGACTCAGGACATCGAGCGCGCGAAGGTCATTCGGACCCGCGAGCAGGCCCGACAAGGCTTGGCTGGACTCGGGTTTGCTGCCGGTGCCGCTCGGCAGGATCCGACCGTTCAGCAGGCGGTGAACCAGCGTGCCGACGCTGGCTGACGTTCAAGGGTTCCAGTCGTCACTCGATGACGTTTCGTCTGCATCGCTTGCGGAGTTCCTGGCGGTCTGGCGGGTGTTGGATCTCGGGAACGCGGCTGCGGCTACGGGCGCGATTCGCGAAGCTATTGCGGCCCTGATCGAGCAGTACGGCCCGATGTCCGCGGAGCTTGGCGCGCAATGGTTCGACGATCTGCGGGTTCAGGCTGGGCAGTCGGTCAGGTATGAGGCGCGGCTGTCGAAAGTCGTGATCACCGACGCCTTGCAATCTCGGATCGGTTGGTCGGCGTACCCGCTGTTCCTCGAGCAGCCGAACGCTCAGCAGGCCCTTTCACGGTTTACGGCAACACTTCAGCAGGAAGTGACGGAGCCGGCGAAGGAAACCGTCGAGGTCAACGTGGAGCGGGATCCGGCGCGGCCACGGTGGGCGCGTCACGCTTCGGCGAACGCGTGCGCATGGTGTGCGCTGCTGGCGACCCGCGGCCCGGTGTATAGGTCGGAGACGTCGGCTGGCGGCGGGAAGAAGTACCACCCGCACTGCCATTGTGTGCCGGTCGCCGTGTGGTCGAACCAAACGTTCGAGCCTGCACCGTGGGTCGCCGACTGGGACAAGGGCTATCGGGCCGCGCGGAAGAAGTTGGACACCAAGGATTCCGCAGCGGTCCCGTCCAAGGCGATCCTCGCTGAGATGCGTACCTCTCTCGGCCTGAAGTAGAAACTTCCCGTCCTGGTGGCGGAAGAGCAGTACCCCATCACTCAGCCCCAGGAGGGCACACCAATGCCGGAAGACGTGTCGCAGAACGCAGTGCCAGCAGCGCCGGAAGTTCAGCCGGAACCAGCCGCCCCGGAGGCGACTGCGACCGAGCCTGCTCCGACCGGTGATCTCTCGCAGCTCCCCGAGTGGGTGCGCGCCGAACTGACGAAGGTTCGAAACGAGGCCGCCAACTACCGGACCAAGCTGCGAGAGGCCGAACCGCTTGCCCAGAAGGCTCGCGAGTTGGAAGAGGCACAGAAGACCGAAGTTCAGAAGCTCGCGGAAGCCCGCACAGCTGCCGAGGCTCGCGCCGAAGCCGCCGTGTCGGAAGCTCTCCGTCTGCGCATCGCCGTCAGGCACGGCATCGCGGAAGCCGACTTCGATCTTCTCGGATCCGGCACGGAGGAACAGATCGAGGCCAGGGCGAAGCGGATCGCTGAGCTTGCAACCGCATCGGCTCCCAGCACCACCACGACCCCACCGCCGTCCGACAGGCCCGTCGAGCAGTTGCGCCCCGGCGCGACGCCGACGGATGTGCCCTTGGGGCAACAGGACAGCTATCCGGCGCACTGGCTACCAGGGCGCACCGAATGAAAGGAATGAACAGTGGCGAATGAAGCAATTCCCCTGTTCCGGCCGGGATCTGACGTAACCGTTCAGACCACCGCTGCCGTGACCGGCAAGACCTTCCTCGGCGTCTCTGGCGCTCGGGACACCACCACCGGACTTGTGAAGGTGGCCCCCGCAACCGCGGCCGGCGCCGTCTTCGGAGTCGCCGCGTACGACGCGGCCTCGGGCGCTCGCGTCCCGTCGATCTCCGGCCCCGGAACCATCCTCTTCGTGACCGCTGGCGGCACCATCGCTGCTGGCGCACAGGTCGAGGTCGGCTCCGGCGCCAAGGCGGTCACCCTGGCCAGCGGGATCGCTGTCGGTCAGGCCCTCGAAGCAGGCGCGGCGAACGCCGACGTCCTGATCAAGCTCTACTAAGGAGGGCTGAACAATGGCACAGAACCCCGTTTCTTACCCGCTCGGCGCTCCCGTCGTCAGTGGCACCGAGATCACTCTCGACACCATGCTGAACGAGCCGACCCGGATCACCCGCTACCTGTCGGATCTGACCCTGCGGAAGATGTTCTCGCAGCGGATCTTCTCCAACGGCGGCAGCGTTTCCGGCGGCGCGGTCATCTACGACCAGCTGACCGCGAACGATCTGTTCACCGACCGCGACGTGCAGAACGTCGAGCCGGGTGCAGAGTTCCCGATCGTCACCTCGAGCCGCGCAACGTCGAAGGTTGCCCAGGTCGAGAAGTTCGGTGGCAAGTTCTTCGTCACCGACGAGGCTCGGGACCGCAATGACCCGCTGGCCCTCCGGATTGGTGCGCAGAAGTTGGCGAACACCATCCAGCGCAAGACCGATGGTCGCGCCCTGGCTGTCCTGAACGCCGCGGTGACCGAGTTCTCGCAGACCGCCACCGGCACCAACTGGGCCACTGCCCTGTCGACCGCGGCCGGTTCGATGACCAAGGCCATCGAGCCCGCGGCGGACTTCGCGAAGGTGCAGCTGTCCGCTGACACCGACGAGCTGGGGGTTGAGTACAACCTGTGGATCGTCAACCCGGCGCAATACTCGAACCTGGTGCAGTTCTACGGCGCCAGCAACCTGAGTGCCGTGCTGTCGGCCAACGGGATCGAGATGATCCCGACCAACCGGCAGACCGCCGGTGAGGCCCTGGTCGTCGAGGCTGGGCAGGTTGGTGAGATGCGATTCGAGAAGTCGCTGAGCACCGAGACCTGGCGCGAGCAGGCCACGGAGCGGACCTGGGTTCAGTCCAGCGTGCGCCCTGTGTTCGTCGTGACGAACCCGTACTCCGTCATCAAGGTCACCGGCCTCGCAGGCTGATGGCTTCTCGGAACGAGCGCACCGTCCGGGCGAAGGTGGTCACCTACCTGAGCCCGGACGGGCACCGCACGGCAATTCGCGGTGACGTGATCACGCTGGCCGCCGGGGATCTTGCCCGATTCGACCAGGCGGAGGTCGCGGCCGGTTATCCGTCGCTCGAATCCGAGACTGATGCGAGGGAGGTGTCCGGTGGCGATAGCTCAACCGGAGGAAGTCGCCCGGCGGCTGGGTCGCGAGTTCAGCGCAAGCGAAACGGATCAGGCCGGCGCTCTTCTTGATGACATCGAGTTGGAGATATCCCTGCGCGTGCCGGACTTCGCTTCTCGGCTGACGAACGACGTCGCATTCGCGGAAGTGGTGGGTCTGCTCGAGGTCCGCGCGGTTCGGCGCGTGATGTTGAATCCGCTCGGTGTTCGGCAGCGCTCGGATTCGGTTGATGACCACACGGAGTCGGAGACGCTAGACCCGTCGATCGCCTCGAGTGGTCTGTATCTGACGGATGCGGAGTGGGCCATGCTGATCCCGGGGCAAACTGCCGGGACGGTGCAGGGCTCGGGCGGGTACGCATGAACCCGGACCGCCTTGCCGGGGTGCTGGCCAGGGGACGCGATCACGCGAACGCGCTCATGCAGGACTCCTGCACCATCACCATCCCGGGCGAGGGTGAAGGCACATACGACCCGGGCACGAACACGACGATCCCACCGGATCCGACCGTGATCTACGACGGCAGGTGTCGGATCCAACTGTCCCAGCCAGTGTCCGATCGCCCGCTCGTTGCGGTTGATCAGAAGACGGTCGTGTCGCACGTGATCTCGATTCCGGTGGGTTCGCCGACTGTGCCGAGAATGGCCCTGATCACGATCACGGCGAGCACTCACGATCCGGCGAATATTGGCCGCCAGTTCACGGTGCGTTCGCGGTTGTCGAAGACTCACGCTACGGCTGAGCGGTTGCAGGCAGACGAGTTGCAGTTGGAGGCGCCGTGATCACGGTTACTGGCCTCAATGAGCTGATCTCGGATCTGCGTGCGGCTCCGGCGAGGCTTGAGTCTCAGGCGAGGCGGAACGTATCGAAGACCGCCCTTGAGGTGAAGAAGGGCGCTCAGGCTCGGGTTCGTGCTGCTACTCCTGGCGCGTCTCACCTGCCGCACTATGCCCGCTCGATCGACTATGACCTGCTTGATGGCGGGTTGGCGGCCGAGGTTGGTCCGAATCCCGACAAGATTCAGGGCCAGTTCGGCGTGGGTGTCGAGTTCGGTTCGGCTCGTACGGCCCCGATCTCGCACATGTTGCCGTCGGCGGATGAGCAGTGGGCGAAGTATGTGGCTGGCATGGATCAAGCTGCGGCGGATTCGCTGTGACGACGGTCCAGGAGGCGTTCATTGCGGTTGTGAAGGCTGCTGTTCCGGCGGGTGTGAAGGTCTTTGACTCGATCGTCACCGGGAACACCACGGCCCAGTATGTGGCGGTGTACCCGGATAACGGGGATCGCACGCAGGGCGCGGCGCAGGGGTTCAACGACGGCAAGTTCCGTTTCCAGATCACGTCTGTTGCTTCCGGTTCCGTCCAGCTGGGCCAGGAGCTCCGGGGCCTGCGTAAGCGCGTGTCTGATGCGCTGATCGGTGTGCGGCTCGTGGCTGACGGCTGGTTGTGTGGCCCGGTTGAGTCGGACTTCTCGAACAAGCCGCTTGCTGACGAGTCCGCATTGCCGACTCCGACGGTGTATGGCACCGACGGCTTCGTGTTGCTCGCCGATCGCCTGACCTGACCCACCTCCTGTCTGCCCGCGCCGGTTCGGTGTCGGGCCAATTGTCATGCCCGAAAGGGGATCTGATGCCAGTCATCCGATACCGCAAGCCCAATGCGAAGTCCTGGGCGACTGTCGCTCAGATCAGGGCGAATCTTGCTGCCGCCGAGGCAGCAGCCAAGGCGAATGCCTCGGTGGCAGTTCCGCAGGTGCGCACCACTCCTCCGGCCACTGAGGCCACCACCGAAGCGGAGCAGAAGCCCGCCACCCCCAAGGAGAACACTCATGGCACGTCTCGTTGACTCCGAAGTCACCAAGCTGGTCTGGTTGGCCGGCGACGCAACTGTCATCGCCGACATCAAGGCCCCGACGGTCACTGAGCTGACCGCCGCCGTCGACATCACCTGCTACGTCCTGAAGAACTACGAAGTTCGCGCGGACGCTTCCGACACCACCGACGAATCGGCCGTGTGCGACTCGGCTGCCGGTGCGGTCCCGACCCGGAAGAAGTACACCGGCAACCTGCCGCTGTTCCGCGACTTCGCGTCGACTGGACTGCCGGACACCACGGACCTGCTGGCCGTGTTCCACGAGGACTACCCGCAGGGGTACTTCATTCGCCGGGTGGGCAAGCCGCAGGAGACCGCGTTTGCCGCGACGGATGTCCTGGACATCTACCACTTCTCGGGCGACGTTCCGCAGATCCAGGGTGGCACCGGTGAGGGCTTCCTGAAGATGACCGTGCCGCTGCTGCCGACCGGCAAATTCACCACGAAGGCCGTCGTCGCTGGCCCGTGATCTGACTCCGCCTGGCCCGGGGCGTGTTTGAGGCGTCCCGGGCCGGGTGGCTCCACGTAGTTCCGTTGTTCCGTCTTACCGAAGGAGATACCGTGGCTGATACCACGCACTACGTCCGCGCCAGGAAGGCCCTCGAAGGTCTGCCAGGCGGCAAGGACTCCGCTGCTCTCGATGCGTCCCTTGCGGTTTCGACTGCAACCCGCGAGGTCACTGCTGCGATCATCGCGCAGACCCGGGCGGTTGAGACCAAGCTGCACGACATCGCTTCCGCGCTTGAGCCCGATGCTGGGCTCGTGCGGTTCCAGTCGCCCAGCGGTAACGCTGACGTCTGGATCTCCCCCAGTCACGTCGTGGCCGTTGGGCAGGGCGTCAACACCTCGAACGAGGCCACCGTCTTCACGAGTCTGGCCGCCGCTCCGATGCTTGTGCAGGGTTCGCCCGCCGACGTCGCCGCCAAGCTGGGAGTGTCGGCATGAGCGAGAGACTGCTGATCGTCAGTCTGTTGACGGCGCTGAATATCGACCCGTTCCGAGTCGCCCAGAAGGGCTGGACCGTCACCGAAATCGGCGACGGAGAAGCCATCGTCTACTACGACGAGTTTGACCTGGACAAGTTCGGCAAGCGAGTCCTGGTGGAGAACAAGGACGGCTCTGTGAGTTTCGCCAGGACACGGAAGACCTTCACTGTCACGGCGAGCACGCCTCGACCCGACACTGGGCCGGACGTCTGGTCGCACATACCCAACATCATGGCCAAGAGCCTGGAGGGTCAGCAGGTGACCTTGAAGGTCGGCGACGAGCAGATCCGCGCCATCGTCAAGGACGAGATCGGCCGGGCCGCCATGGTCGCGAAGGGTGCGAAGCGATGACCACCCCGGAGGCGAAGGTCGACGCGAAGTCATTCGACCTGGACGCATTCCTGGGCAACTTCACCGCGCCGAACTGGAAAGTTCGCATCCCGACCCGGGGTGATCTGCTGGTGGAGATCGAACGTCTCCGTGTCGAGATCGCCGCCATTGAGGCCGCAGAGTCCGGCGACGAAGCCGTTGGTGATGGTCGCTCGAAGACGAAGCTGATCACCGAGCACAACAAGCTCGTCGACCAGTTCGAGGCCGAGAATGTGGAGTTCACGTTCCGCCCCACGAACATCGACGATCACATCACCGCCCGCGCCAACGCCCAAGCCGACGGACTGGATCTGTCCGCCGAGGGATCCGCAGAGAGGCTGCTGCCCTATCAGTGGGCCGTCGCATGCGTCGAGCCGGCCGGGATCACCGCGCAGGCATTCATCGCGCTCCGTGAACGTGTCGGTGACGCGGCCCTCGGGATCCTCCACGCCATGTGGCTCAAGGCCAACAACGGCGGTGGTCTGATCGAGGCCCCTTTCTCGCCGAAGTCCTTGCCTACCCCCACAACCGCGGCGCGGTCCAGAAGGTAAGGGCTGCCCTGCGCGCCGGTCGTTCCCCGCTCGTCTACTGGACGGGCCGGAACGAATGGAACGCTCGGGCCGACATGATCAACCTGGCGCTGATCATGTACGACGACTCGCTGTGCGGGTCGTGTGGGCAATCTGCGATTCACGCATTCAATCCCCGCAACTCCGGCGAGTTCGAGATCGCTGACGACACGGTGTGTCTCGGCTGCGAAGTGATGGAGCAGCACGGCGACGTGAAGAACCCTGCTGGCACGAAGGTCTACGTGCAAAACCACCTGAGTGACGACTGATTTGGGGAGGTGCTGACCATGCCGCAACGGGAACTCGTCGTCAAGGTCAGTGCCGACATCCACCAGTACCAGCAGGCGATGACGCTTGCCGCGTCGTCGGCGCACGGTTTCCAGCAGGCGATCGGTGCCGCCGGCCAGTCCATGCAGGGCTTCCAGTCGGCGTCGTCGTCGGCCGGTTCGGCCGCTACCCACGTTGGGCAAGCTCAGCATCAGGCGGCGTCGCAGGTCAACTCTGCGAACAGCCAGATCGCGTCGTCGAACAACAATGCGGGCAACAGCTTCACTGCGTTCGCGAAGAAGGCCGTCGCGATCGTCGGCATCGGTGCTGCGATCAAGTCGACCGCCAAGGCCGGAATGGACTTCCAGTCGCAGTTGAACACCCTGGGCGCCGTGTCTGGTGCCAGTGCCACGCAGATGAAGAAGGTCGGCGATCAGGCGCGCGCTCTGGGCGCCGATATCGAGATCCCGGGTGCGTCTGCGGCGACTGCTGCCCAGGCGATGACGGAGCTGGCCAAGGGTGGCCTCAATGTCCAGCAGTCGATGGCTGCTGCGAAGGGCACCCTTCAGTTGGCTGCTGCTGCCCAGATCGATGGGGCTGAGGCTGCCGAGATCCAGGCCAAGGCGATCAACACGTTCGGTCTGGCTGGCAAGGACGCCGCGCACGTTGGCGATGTCCTGGCGAACACTGCCAACGCTGCTTCGGGTGAGATCACCGACTTCGCTGCGGCCCTTGCTCAGGGTGGCCTTGTCGCGCATTCGATGGGCATCTCGATCGATGACACGTCGACCGCTCTGGGTATCTTCGCGAATCAGGGGCTCGTCGGCTCTGATGCTGGTACGTCGCTGAAGACGATGCTCGTCAGCTTGCAGTCGCCGACGAAGCAGCAGGCCGCGGCTCTGGATCAGTTGGGCGTCAAGGCGTTCGATGCTCAGGGCAATTTCGTCGGCATGCGCACGATCACCGAGGAACTGGCGAACGCTCAGGCGACCCTGACGCAGGAGCAGTACGCCGCTGCTGCCTCGACCGCGTTCGGTACCGATGCTGTGCGTGCTGCGGTCGCTGTTGCTGCTGGTGGCACCGAGGCGTGGGACAACATGGCCGCCGCGGTCGGTAAGGCTGGCGGTGCTGCGGAGTTGGCGGGCGCTCAGACCAAGGGGCTGAAGGGTGCTTTCGGTCTGGTCGAGAACGCTGTGCAGGACGCTCAGATCGCGCTGATGGAGAAGCTGTCTCCGGCCCTCGAAGCTGGGACGCGGTCGCTTGCGGACATGGTGCCGGCGCTGGCTGATTCGCTGGTGCCTGCCCTGTCGACTGCGGGTCAGGCCGTGATCGGTATCGCGCAGTCGGCGCTGCCCCTGTTGGCGTCTGCTGCTACGGCGATCGGCCCGCTGTTCACTGCCGCCGCGGATGGTGTCGGCGCGATCATGCCGGTGCTGAACATCGTCGTCGGTGTCGTCGGTGCGGCTGCGAACCTGTTCGCGTCTCTCCCCGCCCCGGTTCATGCTGCGGTGCTGGCGATGCTACTGCTGCGTACGGTTCGTGGGCCGCTGAACTCTGTGGGTACGGCTGCGGCTGGGTTGCGCACTCAGTTGACGCTGATGGGCCGCCAGATCAGCTACCTGAAGTTCCAGGGCATGAATGCCGGGCTTGCGACGATGCGTGTTGGCCTGCGTGGTCTTGGCGTTGCTGCGGCTACTGCTGGCCGTGGGCTGATGGCTGCGTTCGGTGGGCCTGTTGGTCTGGCGATCATCGGTATCACGACGGCCCTGTCCATCTTCTCGTCGAACAGTGCCGAGGCTGCTCAGCGGACGCAGGAGTTCAACGATCGGTCGAAGGAACTGGCCGACACCCTGGAGAAGACGACGGGTGCGATCTCGTCTGACACGACGTCGAAGATCGTCTCCGACTTCGCGAACGTTGCGTCCGAGTTCGACAACGTAGGGATCAAGTCGGGTGACGCGGCTCAGGCGATCATCGACTACGGCAAAGGTGCTGCTGGTGCCAAGGCGAAGGTTGACGGGATCCGCGACTCGATCCTGAAGACGACCAACGTTGTCGACAATAGCGACATCAACAACGGCCAGGCCGCGATGGCGCTCGATGCCTACTCGACTGCGCTCGGAATGACCGGGATCACCTTCGATGATCTGAAGCGTGCGGCCCTGGGTGGCAATGATGCGATCGCTGCGATGGCGTCGAAGATCGCGGCTCAGGGTGGCGACTACGAAGCGGCTGCCCGGAAGATGCGGGACTACCGCGGCCAGGCTGAGTCTGCCGTTCCTGCCCTGCGTTCATTGAATGCCGAGCAGGACGTCGTGGCGGCTGGTCTGCATGTCCAGGCTGAGGCGTTCAAGACGGCCAAGGATGCTGCGACGGCTGCGGCTGGTGCGTACGGGTCGCAGCTCCAGCAGGCGATGCGGAATGCGTCAACGTCGGGTGCCTCGCTCGAAGAAGCGATGACGGCGCTGAACATCCCCGCCGAGCAGCAGGCCGCGATCATGGCTGCCCTCGCCCCGCAGCTGTCCGCTGTGGGTGACAAGGCGCACTACATGACGCCGGAAGCTCAGGCGGCGGCTCAGGCTCTCGGTGTCACTGGCGACAAGGCTGGCGAGACTGCCGGGAACCTTGATCGCTTGAAGGGTTCCGTTCCGACGTCGGCATTGCAGGCGTTGCACGGCGACGCTGATCACGTGGCGGGCTCTGTCGGTGGTGCGGCCACTGCGGTTGGTGATTGGGCGAAGGCTCTGGAGGATGCGAAGGAGCCGACGGGCGGCTTGTCGTCTGCTCTGGCCGAGGTGAAGGCTGCCGCGGACAACGTGACGACGGCTTCGGATCTGATGGCTGCCGCTGTTCTCCGGGCTGCTGGTGTGGATCTGACTGCCGAGCAGGCACAGCGCGAGAATGCTGCTGCCCTGCGAGGTATCACCGAGGGCATCTACGACAAGGCCCGCGCGTCTGCCGATGACCAGCTGGCCACCCGCGATCGGATCCAAGCCGAGAAGGACCTTGCGGAGGCGCAGAAGGACGGCCGGAAGACCGACGAGGACGGCAAGTACACCGAGACGCAGGAAGAGTACGACCGGCGGATCATCGACTCGAAGGACAAGGTTCGCGACGCCCGTCGCAAGGAGCAGGACGCACACCTGAAGAACGCGGCTGCTCAGACCGCCGACAAGGAGGCGTACGGGAAGGCCGCTCAGTCGGCGCTGGACATGGCGAACAAGTCGGGTCTGGCTGCTGCTGCTACGGGCTCGGTCAAGGATGCGTCGAAGGCCGCGCAGGTTGAGATCGGCAAGCAGCGCAAGGCGTTCATTGACGCTGCGGTGTCGGCAGGCGTGTCGGAGAAGGCTGCGGCGAAGCTGGCCGATCAGTACGGGCTGACCCCGAAGGCTGTCAAGACCGCGTTCGAGGCGCAGATCAGGGATGCCGAGAAGAATGGCACCCACCTGTTCCAGGTGTACGACAAGACGACTGGCACTTGGTCGGCGCAGTTCCTGACACGGGATGATGCTGCGGCGAAGCTCAAGGCTGGCGACGTCTTGAAGGCGTACGACAAGACCAAGGGCAAGTGGACCGGCAAGATCACCGCCGACAATGTTGATGCTCTGGACAAGATGGAGGCGACTCAGAAGAAGGTCGACTCCCTCAAGGGCAAAGAGGTGCAGATCACCTACAAGGGTGTGATCACCACCCCGGATCTGGCTGCCACGTCGGGGCTGAACAAGGCCCGGGCGAACGCGGCGGGTGGTTATCAGGTTGGTCCGGGTACTGGCACGTCGGATTCGATCCTGTCGTGGCTGTCCAATGGCGAGTACGTCGTCAATGCGAAGGCAACGGCGAAGAATCGGCCCCTACTGGAGCAGATCAACCGGGACACTCCGGCATTTGCGTCCGGTGGTTTCATGGGGAACTCCGGCAAGGAGATCCGCTACGGCATCACTGGTTCGTCTGCGGGTGCTCCGGACTTCGCGAAGATGCTGGCCGATGGTGCTCAGGGTATGGCGTCGGCGGTCGGTAAGAAGCTGACGGCCTCGATTCCACCGATTCCTGCCGCGAACTATTCGGGCGTGTCTCAGTGGCTTCCGTTGGCTCAGAAGGTATTCGCAGCCAAGGGTGCTCCGATGTCGGTGCTGCCGATCATGATGGAGCAGATGAAGCATGAGTCCGGGGGTAATCCTCGGGCCATCAACCTCTACGACATCAACGCCCAGCGCGGCACGCCTTCCAAGGGTCTGTTGCAGTTCATCGATCCGACGTTCCGTGCATATGCGGATCCTGGCTACAACACGAACATTTGGGATCCGGAGTCGCAGATCCGTGCGTTCCTGAACTATGTGCCGGCGCGCTACGGATCGTTCGACTACCTGACGCGCATCGGCAACGGTGCATATGCCGAGGGTGGCCCTGTCGCCGCTCCCGGAACCGGCACGTCTGACTCCGGGTTGGCTCGGGTGTCTAACGGCGAGTTCATCGTCAATGCCCGGTCAGCGTCGAAGAACTACGGCCTGCTGCATGCGATCAACTCCGGGATGCCTGGGTTCGCGTCCGGTGGTCTGGTTGGCGCTTCGGCGTTGGCGGGTATCGGTGCCCGGAACTTCGGCGAGCGCGAGAGCGTCACTGTTCAGGCGTTGCAGGATCTCGCGGCTTCGGTGCGGGATCTCCGGGCGTCGGCGAACACGCTGGCGGCGAGTGCGCGGGAGTCGGCTACGGCTGCTCGTCGTGTCGCTGCGGATCAGGCGTCGAAGGTTCGGGAGACGGCCAAGTCAGGTGCGGGCAAGGTGTCTGCGGCCGAGAACAAGCTGGACGAAGCCCGGAAGCGTTCGGCGAAGACGGCGGGTCAGCAGGCGGCGAAGGCTACGGCAATCGCTCGGGCTGAGGCTGCGTTGGCGAAGGCGCGGACTGCTGCGGCTGATGCGAACACGAAGGCCGAGGCGTCGTCGAAGAAGGCCACTGCTAGCGCGAATGCGAAGGCGGCGGCTGATGCGAAGGCTGCTACCACGGCCAAGCAACGCGCGGATGCCGAGTCGCAGAACGTCAAGGCGACGGCGAAGTTGCAGGGCGCGTTGCGGTCTAGCGCGCTGCACTACGACCAGGTGACGGCGGCGCTGTCGAAGGCCAACGAGAAGTTGGTGGACCTGCGGGCCAAGGTGTCCGACGTCGTGTCTGACGCCCGGTCGAAGGCGCTCGGGCTGAACGGCGGCATCCTCGGGGATTCGTCGTCCACGGCGAAGATCACGGCGGACGCGATCCAGAAGGCGTTGCGGGGCGACATTGCCCAGCAGAACGCTTTCACGAAGACGCAGCAGAAGGCTCTGAAGTTGGGGCTGTCTGCGTCGCTGGTCGACTCCCTGTCGGACGTCGGTGGGCGTGGTGGCGATGTGCTGTCGGCGATCGTTGCCGGTGGCTCAGGCAAGGCCAAGTCCATCCAGGCGCTCTACTCGCAGCTGTCGGCTGCGGGTGCTCGTTCGGGCAACGTCCGGGCGAACGCACTGTTCGGCGGCCAGATCAGCCAGACGTCGGCGCAGATCCGTTCGTTGCAGATCGACAAGGCGGGGACGGAGGCGGCGTTGAGGTACGGCGCTCAGGTCACGGCCAAGGCGATCCGCGATGGGCTGCACGGCACGGAGATGACACTCCGGGCCGGAACCCATGCGTTCGATGTGGTGGTTGATATGCGGATGAAGGCAGCAGCAGCAGCCACGAAGGCGGCTGCGACAGGGAGGCGACGATGATCCTGTCAGCTGCTCAGTCCGCCACCGATTACCCGTCGGTGGATCTGTTGGTGGATGCGCTCCCCGCCGGCACAGCAACGGTCACGATCTACCGGTCTTATCAGGGCACTCGCTCTGTGATCCGGCAGGCCAATGCTGCGCCGACGATGGGCGCTTCTTCTCGTCCGTACATCGATGCGGAGCCGCCGTTGTCGCAGGCGATCACGTATAGCGCGTATGCGACTTCGGCGGCTGGTGCGCAGTTGGATGTTGCGCAGGCTGCTCCGGTGACGGTGGTGTCGGATCAGGCGTGGATCTCGGATCCGTTGGCGCCGGGTCGGGCTACTCCGGTCATTCCGATCAACGAATCGATGGAAGAGATCGAGCATGTCACGCCGGGGACGATCTCGGATGTGATCGATTCGGCGCTTCCGATCGCAAGTATGGGCACGACGCAGACCGGCAATTTCCAGTTGGTGTTGATGGCTCCGACGGCGATGATCTCGGGGAAGTACCGGCTGGTGTTGCAGTACGCGAACCCGTTCCTGTTGCGGATTCCGCCGAGTTGGAACTACGACCTTCCGTCGTTGGCGTACCTGGCACACACCGGGTACGTCACGAAGAAGGCGTCGGCGGTGCTGGGTGAGCGCGACTATCTCTCCCTGTCCGTGACCGCAGTGCAGCCTCCCCCGTCGCCGGTTGTGTTGCCTGCCAGGACGTACGGCGACGTGCGCGATGAGGCCACGACCTACGGCGGGCTGGCGTCCCTGTGGCCGTCGTACCTTGATCTCCTGAGGGGCTGACGGTGCAGACTTCGCGGCCGGACCTGCTACAGGGTTCGGGCCGGCCAGTGGTTACCGCCAACGCGTGGCGTGGTGGTCGGTGTGTGGCTCGGGGTTTGCAGATCACTGACGGCTCGTTGAAGATCACGGCAGGCCAGTCGGTCCGCTCGGCTCTATCGCTGACGATCGTTGATCCGACGGGGAATCTGCGGCCGACGGCTGATGGTCCGCTGTCTCCGTACGGCTCGGAGATCGAGCTGCGGGGCGGATCTGCCCAGGGCACGGTTCCGCTCGGCTGGTATCGGATCGGTTCGGCTGATCCGACCGAGGGTTACCGGGTGTACGAGTCGCCTATCGACGGCGCGGTCACGTACGTATCGACGGGCGTCACGGTCACACTGTCCGGTTCGGATCGCGCCGAGAAGGTGCGGCTTGATCTGCTGGTGAACGGCGAGCAGCCGTCGAAGCCAACGGTTCTCGCTGAGATTGCCCGCCTGTTGCAGGGTGTCGTTCCGTGGCAGGCGCCGTCGATCGCTGACAAGTCGCTGACGGCAACAGCTGTCACGTACGACTCGGACCGGTTGAAGGCGTGCACGGATCTCGCGGCGCTGTTGGCGTGTGACTTGATCTTCACGCCGACGGGTGCCGCGACGTTGGTTCGTAAGGTGCCGCCGCTGGTGTCGGTGTGGGATCTGCCGCGCGGGTCGTCGTCGGTGATCGGTTCGATCCAGACGTCGATGTCGTCGGACGATGTGCACAACGCAGTGTTTGCGAAGGCCACGTCAACCGACTTCGCGGGGAACGTCACGCCGCTGATCGGCAAGGCGTACGACCGGACGGCGGGCATTGCGTGGGGCGGCCCGTTCGGTCGGGTGCCTTTGGTCATCGACGCGGATCTTGCCACCACTCAGGCGGACGTCGACAAGGCCGCCGCTGACGAGTTGGCGATGGAGCAGCGGTCTCGGTGGCTGATCGTCACCGTCCAGTGTGTCTGCAACTTCGCGCTGGAGGTCGGCGATGTGGTGTCGATTCCGATGCCGAAGCGTCGCGTGCTGGGTCAGGTCACGTCGGCTGACTGGCCACTCACTCAGGGTCCGATGACGATCACCGTCGCGGTGGATCCGTTCGTCTGGGAGAACGCGCAATGAGCAACCCCCTGGCCGATCTCCTGGCCGCTGGTCGTCAGGACGAGCGGAACACCGCCGCGGGTCCGCAACAGATCGATCTCGGCGTTGTCACTCAGGCGTCGCCGCTGCTGGTCCGTTGCGCTGGCTTCGATGAGCAGGTCATCGCGTTGGACGGCAAGACGTTCGCGCTGGGCGATTCGGTTCTGCTGGCACGGTTCCGCGGCGTCGCGTACGTGCTGGGCAAGGCTGGTGTCGGTTCTGCTCCGTCCGCGCCGTCGCCCGATCCGTTGTCGGGTTCGGATCAGTTCGCGGCTGTCGAGACGTTCTCGTGGCGGTCGGGTTACCCGTTCGCGTATCAGCAGGACGTGCGGCAGGGCGAGGGCGGCGTCTCGGGCGCGTGGACTGGCGCGTGGTTCTACCAGGGCGGGCCGGGTGCATCGCTTGCTGGGGTGACTGTTTCCTCGGCGTCTGTCCGTGTTGCTCGCGGCTCGGGTGGCACGCCGGGACCACAAGCGGCGCACCTGTTCCTGTCGTCGTCTGGGATCTGGCCGACTCCTGGTCAGTCCGCTCCGACAACTGTCGGCACATCGGTTGACGTGATCCTGCTGCCGGGTGAGTTCAAGGACGCTGCAATTCCGTCGGCGTGGGCTCAGTCGATCGTCGACACAAACGCCGGACTGATGGTGTCCGGTACTTCACCGCAAGTGTTTCTCGCCGGTCGGGACTCTGATCCTGAGTCCGGCCTACTCCAAATCAACTGGGAGCGCGCATGAGTCAGACCACTGGCACCGGTAAGCGGGTGCCGACGATCTCCGATGACCCGGACGTTCCCCGCGACATGCTGGCTTTGGCAACGGACATTGACCCGGACCTGGTGCAGCAGTTCGCTACCACCACGGAGCGGGATGCAGCGTTCTCGCTGGTCGCATTCAAGCTGTGTTTCGTCGGCGACGTGCTCTACCGCCGCCGCGGATCGTCCTGGTACGAGGTCCGCGACGCCGGACAGGAAGCAACATATCTGCACCAGGCGGCCAACGGAGTGAGCATCGGCAGTGGCGGCGGGACATTGGGCTACATCACAACACTCGCGGTCCCGGCCGTGTCCTGGCGTCGGGTGGTGACGGTGACCGCGCGAGCCTACTTCTCCAGTGTGGCAACGAATGCCGATCTCGTGCTCCGGACCGAGACGACGGAGTTGTACCGGGCAAAGGCCGACACCGGCAACTCGGCCATCATCACGTACAGCGCCTATCACGAGGCAGGCGAACTCACCCGGTACAACGCGGTGATCACCAGCCCCGGCACCTGCGTCGCCACCAGTGATGGCCGGTATGCGGGCATGGACATCGTCGCTGTTCCCGCGGCGACATGAACGCCGGCGAGTGGATCGCTGCGGTTCTCCTGATCCTGGGAGCAATCGGCGGCGCAGTGAAATACCTGAGCACCCGACGCGACGCCCGCTACGACCAACTCCAAGAGGACGTCGGGATCCTGCGCTCCGAGATCAAAGACCTACGCACGGAAGTCAAAGACCTCCGCGCCGACCGAGGTGCGCTCTACAACTACGCATCCGAGTTGCGCGGTCACATCTTCGACCAGAAGCCGCCACCCCCACCCCCTTGGCCACACGGCCTCGGCTGACCCATCCAGCGCAGTAACACCCGGGCCGAACGGTCCTAACTGAAAGCTGAGTAAGTCAATGAACTTGCAGGAACTCGCAGCACGCGGACCGATCGCAGTCGGCAGCAAGATCGATCAGTACCTCGCACGGATGGATGCCGACACCCGCGCGCTCGCATCGAAGTTACTGATGGACAAGGCATACAGCGCACCGGAAGTTGCCGAAGCATTGACCGGTTCCGACTATCCCGTCGGCCGATCGGCCGTCGGGGACTGGCGCAGGGCACACAAGGTCGGCCAGTGAATCTCGAAGACCTCGCACGCCGGGGTCCGACAGTTGCAACTGGGATGCCGCGCAAGGAGTTCGCGCCAAGCTTCCAAGCCGTCGGCCCGGACTCCTACGAACTACTCACGCTGACCGAGGACGCCACGGCGGCGATCGAAGAACTGCGGCTGCTGGGCGTCACCGTGCCCGAGGGATTCGTCCCCAGGCTCGTTGAAGCTAAGCACGACCCGGCGGCGTGGCACCGTGACGAAGCGTTCACCAACGGCAAGAGGACTCCGGCCGTTACGCGCGGGATCGTTCGGCGACGGTGGCTGTTCGACTTCGCAGCGATGCCCGCACAGGACGTGAAGCGCCTTGTCGACTGGGTAATGGAACGCAAGCCTGCCGCGACAATCAAGGACCCCGACGTCGACTCTGCCGTGGCTGTCCCGTCCGACTGGCAGCTCGGCAAGGTCGACTCTCGCGGCGGCACCAAAGAAACGATCAACCGCGTCATGGACGGCATCGATCAGGCCGTCGACCTCTTCCGATCCATGAAGCCCAAGCGAATCCGCGTGTTCGATCCAGGCGACATCCTGGAGAACTTCGACAACACGCCAGGCCAGTCGTTCACCAACGATCTGTCGCTACCCGAACAGGTAGACCTGGCTGCCACGCTGACCACGCGCATGCTGAAGTCGTTCGCGGAAGTGGCGCCCACCGATTACTACGCGGTGCCCTCGAATCACTGCCAATGGCGGCGCGGTGGCAAGGCCGCGGGTAAGCCTGCGGACGACTGGGGTATCAACAACGCCCGGCAGCTCGCTCGCGTGTTTGGTGAGGCAGGACGTGATGACATCACGATCACGATCCCCGAGCCATTCCGAGAGTCGCTGGTTGTTGACATCGACGGTCTGCCAATCGGTATGGCTCACGGGCACCAGGCCAACAACCCGGACAAGCTAGTCGACTGGTGGCGCGGTCAGACGTTCGGCAATCAGCCGATGGCGGCTGCACGGCTGGCGATCTTCGGGCACTACCACTCCTGGCGATTGCAGGAGGTCGGCGACTCGAAACATCTGCTGGTTGCGAAGACCAGCGATAGTGGATCGTCGTGGTTCACCAACCTGAAGGGCGAGGATTCATCCCCCGGCATGGTGACGTTCACCGTTACCGATGGCCGATGGAACCACCTGCAAGTTGTGGGGGGCGTGTGATGAAGACCTGTTCAATCGAGGATTGCGAGCGGTCGGCATGGGCGCGCGGATGGTGCGCGAAGCACTACCAACGTTGGCGCTCGAACGGAGATCCGACCGTGGCTCAAGTGCGCACCCGGGCCATATGTGATCAGCCCGACTGTGACGATCCGACCATCGGCCGACAGATGTGCCGCAAGCACTACCTTCGGTGGTACAAGTACGGCGACCCAACCGCTCTGCATAAGGGTGGTGCATCCGGCCAGGACCACTACCTTTGGGCTGGCGCGGCTGTCGGATACCGCGCACTACATAATCGACTCGCCGTCGCCCGGGGCAAGGCGTCGAGCTATCAATGCGCCCACTGCGCCGCGCCGGCAGTCGAGTGGGCGTACGACCACCGCGATCCGAACGTATTGACTAGCGACCGCGGCCTGCCGTACAGCACTGATCTTGATCACTATCACCCATTGTGTCATGGCTGCCATGTCCGACTGGACAAGTCTGGCGCTCACCTGATCGGAGCCTCCTGATGCGTGTCTACATCTCCGGCCCGATGACCGGAATACCTGGTCTCAACTTCACGGCATTCAATGACGCAGAAGTCAGGCTCAAAGCTGCTGGCTACGGCGTATCGAACCCTGCAGCCAAGGGCGAGATCGACGGCTTCACGTGGTCAGACTATCTGCGGGTTGACCTCCGCGAACTGACCACGTGCGGCGGCATCTACCTGTTGCCCGGCTGGGAGAACTCCAAGGGTGCGTGCCTGGAATACCACGTCGCCAAGGAACTTGGACTGACGGAGGTTCGCCTGTGACCGCAAAGGAAGTGCGGGTCACATCCGAGACGGGCGGCCAGAAGGGGACCAAGCTCGCACGCTACGACCTGATCCCCAGCGAGGCATTGCGCACTGTAGCCGAGTTGTACGGCAAGGGCGCCGAGAAGTACGACGATCACAACTGGGCCAAGGGCTATGACTGGTCACTCTCCTTCGCCGCACTCCAACGCCACGCCTGGCAATTCTGGGCCGGCGAGAACAACGACGAAGAGACTGGCCTGCCACACATGGCATCCGTCGCCTTCCATGCCCTCGCACTGATCACGTTCATGACCGAGCACCCCGAGTACGACAACCGGCCCGGCACTGGCTGAACCGTACCGATTCCGGTACGGAGTCGGCGTACGGCGACATTCCACATTGCCGCCGTACGGCGCATTGCATACCTGCGACCTGACGGAATGCATACCTCCCACACAAGCGAGGCACCGATGACTCACCCAATCCCCGGCGGATTACCAGCAACTCCGATCCCTTCGACGCTGGCGAAACCTCAGCCGCCCGTACTCAATCCGCCGCCGAACCTAGCGATCATCACGCTCATGGTTGAGCTGAATCGCCTGGAGGCCAAGCACAACGAGGCCCTGCGACTCATGCACTGGCACGACAAGTTGCGCCACTACCAGTGCTCCATCATGGATCAGCTGTCCGGTGAGCGGCGAGAGATCGAGCAGGCAATCAACGCGATCAAGAGGGCGATATGAGTGAGCAACGAACCGAGATGACACGCGATCAGATCACGTTCGACTGGGCGATCTTGCGGGCCGCCACCATGTTCCGCACCGCTGAGACCGAGACGGACCGCGAGCTGATGCGCCTGTTCATGGAGCTGGGCGGCTACTTCGTTGGCCTCGCTGACACTTTGAAGGAGAGCTAGATGACCGAACCCCGCCCCGATTCCGAAGAGCCGCAGGACGGCCACGCCCAGTACCTCCCGCAGGCCGACTGGGACGCAGTCAACGCGACTGCCGACGCCCTCGACAACCCCGAGGTCGACACCGACCAGGACGACCCGGATGCGCCGGAGGTCGATGTGGAGGTGATCCCCGATGGCGGGTGATCTGGACGCCTACACCAGTTGGTCTCCGTCGCCGAACTTCTCCAGCCGCACCAGGTCTGACGATGCGGCGATCGTGCACACCGTGGAATCCGACCTGCGGGACTCGTTGGCCGTGTCGCTCGCCGGCCCGGACTGGTTCGGTTCGACCAAGGCCGGGACGTCGCCACACGCGATCGTCGGTCCGGTGTCCCGGGTCGGCACCGTGCTCCGGAAGTTCAAGTCGTGGGCTGTCGGCTCCCCCGGCAACAACATCACCTACAACATCGAGCAGACCGGGCGTGCTGCGTTCACCCGCGCACAGTGGTTGACCACCGAAGGTCTCGCGCAGATCAGCAACGTCGCGCTAGTCATCGCCGACTGGGCGAAGGCCAAGGGCGCCACCAAGCCTCCAACCCGCGGCACCCGCGACGAACTCCGCCGGTACGCGAACGGGGAGAACGTCGGTCTGCGCTACTACGGCCACGTCGACGTCACCGACACCCTCGGCGGCACCACACACACCGACCCCGGCGACCAGTACCCGTACGACGTTCTGCAAGCCCAGATCAACCTGCATTTCGGCATCGGGCCGACACCGACACCAGTCCAGGAGGACGACATGCCACTGAACGCCGCCGACAAGGCGTGGATCCAGACCGCGATCACCAACACCATCCGCAAGGAAGCTGGTCCGGCCGTGTGGAGGACGAAGCTCAAGGGCGGGTTCCTGAACGCAGGTGCCGGTGCCGCACTGGCTGACGTGTTCACCCAGGTCCGCAAGCTCCGAGGTCAGGGCAAGTGAACGGCGACACGATCCCGTCGCTGATCAGGACCTGGGTCCCGCTGGCCGTGGCTTGGCTGGTCGGATTCCTTGCGTCACTGGGGATCCAGGTCGACTCCGGTACACAGGCGGCTCTTGCGTCTGCGATCGGCGCCATCGTCGCGGGGGCCTACTACGCCGCCGTCCGTTGGGCCGAGCAGCGCTGGCCGTGGGTCGGCAGGTTCCTGGGCTCCACGAAGCAGCCGGTCTACGCAGACATGCACATTGCCCGCGTGAAGGGAGATCCGAATGGCCCTGCCAGCTGACCTACTCGCAGCGCACGTCACCGGCCGGGTGGTCGACGGAACGACTGGCGCAGTCATCCCGATCATCGTGGAGTTCGTCCCGAACTTCACCGTCCTCAACGACCTGCCCGGCGGAACCGACCCTAGCGACACTGGCTCCATCGTCGTCGGATTCCCGACGCTGATCTCCGTCGACAACTCGACCGACCACACGAACACCGGCGGCATCTGGGACTACGCAGCAGATGCCGCGGACGGAACCTTCAACGTCACGCTTCTGGGCTACTCGGACGGCGTGAACGGTAAGGGCTACACGTACACCGTCACCGTGAAGCGCAAGTCCGACGGCACACAGCTCTTGTCCCCGTGGAATTTCAAGATCCAGGCGGGCGCAACCGTTGACCTGTCCGCGATGGCACCCGTTGCAGCTTCGGGCGGCTCGTCCGTCTCCGTCGTCAACGTCGGCGGAAGTGGTGGCGGCGGCACTGGGGCATGGGCTGACATCACCGGCAAGCCCGCATTCATCGCTGCGGGATCCACCGCCGCGGCTGCACGTACCGCGATCGGTGCCACGGACCTCGTGCTAGGTACCAGTGCGACAACGGCGAAGGCTGGCAACGCGCACGACGCATGGTCGGACATCACGAGCAAGCCTGCCGTCATTGCTGCCGGTGCGGATCAGGCCGCAGCACGTGCCGCCATCGCCGCCGGGACTTCCAGCCTGGTCACTGGCACGACTGCCGGAACTGCTGCGGCGGGCAACGATTCGCGACTGTCGGATGCTCGGGTGCCGCTCTCGCACACTCACGTCCCCACCGACATCACCGGATCCGGGACCGTCGGCCGCGCCGTCCTGGCCACCAGCACCGAGGGTGCTGCCCGTACTGCCGTGGGCATGTCGGCTCTCGGTTCATCCCTCGTGACCGCCGCCGATCAGGCCGCGATGAAGTCGATCATCGGCGTGACCGACGGAGCCGATGGTGCACCGGGTGTCGGTGTCCTCGTTCTCGGTCCGTCCGACGCAGTCCCTGGCGGCACTGCTGCCAATACCGTCATCGTTCGAAAGGTCTCCTGACATGCCCCTCAATGACACCGCCCTCAACTACGGGAATGCCGCGATCCAGGTCGACAAGCTGAAGTATGCGTCGCTGCATCTGAGCCTCCCGAATAGCTCCGGCAGTGGCACCACCTCAGCCGCCCGGAAGCTCATCGTCTGGGACACCGCCGCGAGTGGCGACATGATCGCCACCACCGATCTCCTGTTCACCGGCGGCGCATCGCTCGGGACTGTGGGATGGGTTGGATTCTGGGATGCAGGTCCGACCGGCGGCAACTTCATGGGCTACCTGTCCGTGACCGGCGATGGTGCGTTCAATGCTTCGGGCGAGTACACGCTGACCGGCATCACCATCACCGGCACGGCGTCCTGATGCGGCGCCAACTCGCGGTACTGATCGCGGGGGGCGCGCTGGTTCTGACGGGGGTCGGTGTCGCTGCTGCGGCTGGAACGTCGGCCGCGCCTGAGTGTGCTGGGCCGACCGATCCGTCATCCCTGGCGCAGGTCCAGGCATGGGAAGCGTGTCGCTTCGATGCGTTGCAGGCGGCCGTGTCCAAGCCGCCTGTCACCGTCGACCACACGACCACTGAGACCACGACCGAGGTCAGCGTCGTCACCGGCGCACCCACCACGGTTGACCGCACGGTGACGCAGACGGTTCCGACCACGGTCATGCAGACCGTCACGGCCAGGACCACGGTTCGCACCACCATTCCCGGACCTACCGTCACTGTGACGGAATCGGGTGGGGTCACCGCACCCGAAACCTCCACGCCTGAACCGACTTCCGAGGCTCCGACCACCTCGACCACCACGCCGACGTCGTCTGACCCTGTCCCCGCTGGTGATTGCGTCGGCGCCGCGAACACTCCCGGCGGTGCTGATCCTTGGGGCGGGTGCTGGCCCGGCGCGCAGAACACCGGCTACCCGCACGGACTCCCCGGCGACACCCGCGCGCCCGTCACATTGAAGGCGTACACCGGACCGACCACGATCCGATCCTGCGGCGTCGTCATCGATTCCAAGATCGTCCCGCAAGACCTGCTGATCGAAGCGGGCAACGGCACCAACCTCGACAAGCCCTGTGTCACCATCAAGAACTCGCTCGTCAAGGGCGTCATCTTCGCCGAGCAATCCAACTACGGACCGGTCTTGATCAGCGACACCGAGGTTGTACCCGATGGCCTGTCATGGTGGGAGAACATCGGCCGCAGTAACTTCCGGGCAATCCGCGTCAACTCCCACGGCTCGCAGGGTGTCATCAAGTGCGACCAGAACTGTGAGGCAATCGACTCCTGGGTGCACGGCATGGAAGTCGGCAAGTCCTACCACTACAACGCGTTCGGCGGCAACGGCACGAACGGGTTCCTGATCAAGCACAACTATGGGACGTGCGGCGACTGGTCCTCGACCGAGGCCGGCCTGACCGGTGACGCCGGCTGCTCTGCGGTGATCGGCTTCTACGGCGACTTCGCGCAGAACCAGAACATCACCATCACTCGCAATCACCTCGCCTCCACATTCGCGGGCGACCAGGACCGGCAGGCGGGCTACTGCATCAACCCCGGCTACTACCCCGGCAAGCCCTACCCCGACACGAAGAACATCAGCGTCACTGACAACGTGTTCGGTCGTGGCGGTTCCGGCAAGTGTGGCGTGTTCGGGCCGAGCAACAGCCTGAACGGCGTGGGCAAGCCGAACGGAAACGTGTGGTCCGACAACCGCTACGACGACGGGACGCCGATCGCTCGCGTTGAGGAATAGCCCGCCGCCGACTAGCTGATTGGAGCACCATGCCCACCCATTCGATCTTCGGCGCATCCCCGCCACCCGGTACCCAGGTCGCCGCCGATGATGGCCAGCCGATCTGGGTAGGCAACACGTTCTACACCTACGGATCCGGCGCAGCTGGCTGGCGTTGCTACGGCGGACGGCTCTACATCGCGCCCGGCAACGTCGCATCCATGCCCGCCACCGTGACCGCCGCCGTGTGGAACAACACCACCCGCACGGCGAACAACCTGGACGCGACACCACTCGATACCAAGACCGTCACGATCCCGGCAGGCGGCGGCTGGGTTGAGTGGACGTGGACCACGCCCATCACCATCACCGCGGGCCAAGTGGTGATGATCGGCTACACCGGCGGCACCAAGTACCTGTCGTCGCCGAGCCCGACCAACTCGTTCATCCCAGCATCCGACAGCTCAACCCTGGTGATGACCGACGGCGTCAACGCTGGCCCGGGACTCGACCGCACCTACTACCGGTACGGCACCAGCGCGATCGTCTGGCTGACCGACACCAGCGCGTCGCTGTGGGGCGTCGACATCCTGGTCGACGAAGGCAGTGGCCCGGCACCTACGACGGGGTCCGCGTCAGGTTCGATCGGCTGGGTTGGTACCGCCACCGGCACCGCGATCACTTCGGCTGGCGGCGCTGCGTCCGGGTCCATCACTTGGGCTGGCACGGCCACCGGCTACAAGATGCCGCAGGGCGCCGCGTCCGGCTCAGTCTCCTGGGTGGGCCGGGCGACTGGTCCGAACTCCGGCCGCACCATCGCGCAGGAGAACGAGCTGACCGGTGCACCTTCGTCCGAGTGGGAGATCACCGGCGCCGGGGACTACGACAATGTTGGGTTCCCGCGCCAGTTCTCGTCCAATGTCGGCGAAACCGTCGAGTTCTCCTGCACCACCGACGGCGGCGGCGTGGTCCTCGACATCTACCGCATCGGCTACTACGGCGGCGACGGTTGGCACAAGGTCACAAGCCTGGTCAACACCGCGATCACGCAGCCGACACCGACGACGATCCCGAGCAGCAATGGCGGGATCAGCTGCTCGAACTGGTCGGTCACCGCATCCTGGGACATCCCCTCCGATGCGACGACCGGCCTGTATGTCGGCGTCTACCGCAACGCTGCTGGCAACGATGCGAGCTACATCCCATTTGTAGTTCGCGACGATGCACGCCAGGCCGACATCATCATCAAGACCTCGGAGACCACCTGGGCGTTGGCCTACAACTACTACGGCGGCCCGGCTGCACCACTGGCCGGCAAGAGCCTGTACGGATCCGGCGGCCCACTCGGTGACATCACCACCCGCGCGCAGGCAGTCAGCTACGACCGGCCCGTCGTCACCCGGCAAGGCGTGACGCAGACCTACTGGCTTGCGTGCGAGGCCCCGATGATTCGTTGGGCCGAACGGATGGGCTACAACGTCAAGTACGTTGCTAGCCGTGACCTTGACGATGACCCCAGCCGTATCGCTGGGGCCAAGATCCTGGTGTCGTCCGGTCATGATGAGTACTGGACGACTGGCATGCGGGACACCGTCGAAGCGTTCCGCAACTCCGGCGGCCACGTCCTGTTCCAGTCTGGCAACGAGGTGTTCTGGCGCACGCGGCTCGACTCCACCGACCCGAACGTGATGTGGTGTTTCAAAGACACCCAGGACGGCCCGGGCGGTCACGACGGCGGCACCGCGATCGACCCAGTGTTCTGGACCGGCTCATGGTCAGACACCCGCTGGGTCGGCCGCAAGCCCACCAACACCCTCAATGGCACGTACTTCCGGATGAACGGCGTCAACGACAAGACGGCGACATTCGACCACACGGCCGCCTACGCATCACACCCGATGTGGCGGAACACCGTGCTCGCATCCGGCTCGTCCTTCTCGGTCGCCGGGATCATCGGATTCGAGGCCGACGAGTATGACCCGCCCGCCGGGATCAACCCCGTCCGGCTCGGGCAGACCATCGTCACTGGCACCAACATCAGGGCCGACGACAACGGGGAGTTCTACACCCTGCCCGGCAACATCGACTGGGGCATCTGCTCCCAGCGTAGATCGTCTGGGGCCGTCGTCATCGGCTTCGGAACCTGCCAATGGTCCTGGGGACTCGACGCAACCCACGACCGCGGCAGCAACGTCGCCAACCTCAACATCCAACAGGCGGAGTACAACATCCTCAGAGACCTCGGAGCCAACCCGGCGACCCCACACTCGGGGATCGTCACCAGCTCGCCGGCCGCACTCACCGCGTACGGCACGGCACCCACCGCAGTCCCGCAGTGGTCGCTGTGGAATGGGTCCGCCGAGGTGCCACTCACCCTCGCCGGAGTGTGGGACGGCAGCACCATCGTCGAAGCCACCGCAACCGAGATCACCACCTGA